TTGATATTATCATCTCCACAATATACACACATGTTTCCATCTCTCTTAAATACATTCTCCCTTGTTAATGGAACTTTATTATGTCGAGTGTTTACATATTTTTGAACCCTAATAACCGATGGTTTCTTTATAATAGTATTTGGATTAACTAACTTGAAATTGCAATCATGTTCTTCAACAATTGCAGCGTTTCCTTTAATAACAACGACAAATGCTCGTAGGCTACTGATAATACTTCTTGGCATGTAACTAGAGTCAAGCACTAGTGTTTTGGTGTACTTTTTCATCGATGTTGTATGATTATACATATTAGATTAAAGTGTCTTAAAATCATCTAATATATGATTAATTATTATATGTAAATCTAAACAAAAAAATCCGTATTAAAAAATACGGAGTGTTAAATCTTTGTTAAAGTTGCACAACCCCTAGGAATCGAACCTAGCCGTAGTAGTTTTGGAGACCATACCGGCACCTTGCCTGTGAGAAGTATTTAAAGAAACTGTCTAAGCTAATTTCTACCATATAGGTTGTCTAAAGGTTGCTCTGTTTCTTTAATATTAGAACCTCTAACGGGAGTCGAACCCATGTTTGATCTTTAGAAGAGATCCGTTTTTCCAATTAAACTATAGAGGCAAATTCCTGAATTTCGTTTCAGGAGACGTAAGTAAATAACTTCTTAGAAGTTAGTACCTAACAGCAACTACGCTGCTAAGGCAAATTTGTCGTTTGCGTTGATATTAATCTAGTCCTATATTCTATATCGTAATCAACACCATTCATGCCCTTTTTAATACTTTTAATTTAGTGGACATGTCGAGAGTCGAACTCGAGTCTTACAAAACGTTTATAAGCTTCAACAATTAATATTTGAAATCCTAATAGGACTCGAACCTATATCCTCTGTGTTCGTAGCACAGGGCTCTTCCAATTAAGCTATAGGATTATATAGTTCCCCTTGCGAGAATTGCACTCGCACACCATAAAGGCACCAGATTTTAAGTCTGACATGTCTACTGTTCCATCAAAGGGGAATTTAAAAGATAATCACGTAGATTATCTGCTCAACTTAAGGTATTGAGTTTGTTTGAAATTAATTCATTACCAAGTCATTCTCCATTTTGGAGATGTCGGGTGTTAGGACGGTACCGCCCCGTCTTCTCAAGATTCACAGTCTTGCGCTTCACTAAAAAGCTTCAAACACCATATTAATTTTGTTGCGATTACAGGTTACGCTCCTGTCTGAAAATACTTATGAGATATTCTCGATCCTAGATCAAATCGCAATTTAAGTACCTTGCATTAGATTTGTCTGCTAAGAGTTGAACTTAACTAACTAAAAGATAACGTTACTATAATAAAATGGCCATTCTACATGGTATGTTGGTGCACCAATTCTCTAACGCTTACAGATACTTAGTAGAGAGAAGAGGTTACGATCCCCATCCGAATTCGGACCAACTGTTTAGCAAACAGTGCTAGAACCATTCTAGTTTACTCTCTATTATTATTCACATTGGGAAGATTTGAACTTCCATTTCATCGCACAGGGATGCGTGCTAACCGTTCTACTACATGTGAATATTGTTCACCTGGGAAGAATTGAACTTCCATTTCATCCTTATCAGAGATGTGTGCTAACCATTCTACTACAGGTGAATTTGCGCCCAAAGATGGAATTGAACCAACCTTACTAACTACATATTTAATCACTTTCCATGCTTTATCTAGATCATCGGGAAGTAATATTAAATCATCGTTAGCCCACTTACCACTAAGAACGTTCTTATTGACTATTCGGGCAATTGATCGCTAAAGGTGAGAGCCTTACACCGAATATTTTATTCACGGTCGTCCTGTCATAACACCACGGTCTCTTTTTATTTATTTTAGCGATTTGCTGCTCCACTAGGAATCGAACCTAGATAAATTTCTATAATATTTCATATGAAGATCTTTTGTAAACCAAAAGGAATCATAATTATTTTCTTTACAATATTGCTGCAATATATTTTTTTTTAATATTGAAGTCTCATTATAATGTCTCCATTTTTCATTTAATATTGTTGAAGTTACATATCCCTTGGCTTCAACAATATATGTTTTGTTATTTAATAAGACCTTAAAATCAGGTAAAAATCTACGCGTAGTACCATTATGTACATACTGTATTGTAATGTCACATCTTTCGATTAATGATGCACCTAAATTTTCAAAATAATTTATACAGGCTCTTTCTATATTAGAGTCGCAATTTATGAAATTTCCTTTAAACAAATATGTTGATTTTATGCCTGAACCATTTGTTATTCCACGCTTTATTGCATTAATTCTAGCTATTGATAATTTATCTTTAACTATTTCGTTAGTACTATTAACAAATGCACCACATTTAATTGAACAGTATTTTCTGTTTTTATATGTAGAGTTATATTTGAATTTTTTTTTGCATTTTAAATTTTCGCATTCCTTTATTATAGTCTCTGTTGTTGTTAGTTTAATTTTAACTTTTTCATTAATTTCTAGTCTTTTAAACTTTGTACTGAATCCCTTGGCACATGTATTTGAACAAAATCTACCTGAGCCATATATGCCTTCATGTTTTAATTTACAATTTTCACATTCTTTCATATATAAAGATTATTTTAGCGGACCGGGAGAATTTCGAAATCTCGACCCGATGCCTAACAAACATCCGCTCTTCCCCTGAGCTACCGATCCATTATCCGTCTTTCCGGATTGTCGTTTGACGTTCAGCATTACCTTTAACGTTGTGCGGATTACAGGTTACGATCCTGTCTCTCATGGGCTTCAACCATGCGCTTTCACCAGATTAGCTTAATCCGCAATTGCATAATATCATAGTTTCAATTAGAATATGTAGACATTATGATTTAATCAACCTTAACATGTTAAGGTTTAGTGGGACCATGTGGATTCGAACCACTCCCTTTCGGACGGGGTTTACAATCCCGCTGCCGTATCCAAACGACTTTCTGTTCCCAGTTTTTAAGAAAACTTAAATTTGATTACTAACGGGATTCGAACCCTATTCTCCGGCCTGACTCACCGGTATGTTGGCCATAACACCTTTAGTAAAAACTATTAGTAGCTATTTCCTGCAAGATTTAACTTCCATAGTATGTGCATAAACAAAGTAAGGATTGCAGTCATTTGTTTGTTTATTTACATTTTTGTACCCTGTGATGGTTACGCTCCACCGCCAATTGCATGTAAAACAATTACGCTTCTATTACGCCAACAGGGCAAATCTAATTCTATAATCGTATTATGTAACTCTATGAATTAGTAACAGTCTTATCATTGTACCCCCGGTAGGTAATGCTCCTACTTCCCCTAGTTAAAAGCTAGGTGCTTCACTTTAAAGCATCAAGGGCGTATAATCATAAGTACTCTAAGTTCTTCTCTCTCCTTCAAATATAACTTAGAATGTTTTGGGAGATACTTATAATTAAGATTTTATTCGAAGAAGGTGTGGGATTCGAACCCACAACAGTACAACCTGTTACTTGTTTTCAAAACAAGCTCCTCATCCAACCGGATACCTTCCATTTAGTATTATCAATATGTCAATTAACGTTTGTTTTTAATTATAAGTAAATATAATCAAAATCTTTTAATATAAAAAACTTTAAGTGTTAATTTTTTGTTAAAGTTTTAGTGGTCCCGGCAGGATTTGGACCTGCGACCTTTTCGTTATGAGCGAACTGCGCTACCACTGCGCCACGAGACCATTTCTTTTTTAGAGTTTTTCTGAGGAGAACTCAATGAAAAGAGAATCATATAAACTACATCGTTGCGACGCTGTAGAGTCGAACTACATTTAATGTAGCTTATGAGACTACCTCCGATACCGACCGGTCCGCCCGCCATTTATGTTAAAATTTCATCTTTCTGCCTTTAATCCAACCTTCTATTAAATATGGTTCTAATAATGACATTTTAATACTAATATTTTGTTTTAATTCAATGTTATAAATCCAGCATTTACCGAACTGTGAGTTTAAAGATCCGGATTGTTTAATTGAATTAGATGCTCCAATCTTTTTCTTTGTCTCTTCATTATGTTTTCTACCTAACCATGTTTCTCCGGACCATGCTCCGCTATCGAAAACTGCATTTCTCCAACGTTGTTTAAATTCTTCATCATTAGTGAATTTTTCTTTAAATGCATTTCCACCAGCAATTGATCGATTCCTTTGAATTTCTTCAGATATAAAGCCTCCGCCTCCACCTAATTGAATATTCATGCACATTTTGTCATTCAGCATATCTTCATTAACCAACTCCTTTTCTCTAGTCTTTAAAGAATTTCTATCTATTAAGAACTCAACAATCTTTGTGACATGGTTTTCTTTGCCATGTTTATTTATAGAATGCCATAGACGTGTACCTGAACCAGCATAACCATCTTCTAGGTTGTCAGTTGAATGCATTCCAATATAAAACATATTTGTAATGATACATGTTGTTTTATAAATGTAATGATATTTACGAACCGAAGCTCTTTTAATTCCTTTTGTCTTTTGCATATAGTATATATCCTATAAAATATGCAGAAAAGTTATGGTCGGCGGATTCGAACCACTCCTTTGGGTTATGAGCCCATCATGCTACCATTACACTACCCCGCAATATTTGCTGATTTGAAGGGATTTGAACCCTACTCCTGGTTTCCAATAACGGACCCGTGCACCATTACACTACAATCAATCGAGAACTTCGAAATTCTCAGGTTTAAGTTAATTACTCTTAAACTTACTCTTAAACTAATTTTCAATAATAGAAAATATTTAGCGGTCCATAACGGTAACGATCCGTTTTCTTCTGGGCGACAACCAGGTATACTGCCTTTGTACTAATGGACCAAATATAAACAGTAGTTGGCTAGAGGGTTTTGCGGACCTTAACAACATATATATCCACAATTGCTGTTTATGACCAATTGCTTAACTAGTGTGGAGCTGACGGGCCTCGAACCCGCATACTTTTCGTTGCAAACGAAGTGCTAATCCATTTTAGCTACAACCCCTTATTTAATCTTATTTTTAGTAGCCCGACGGAGTAACGCTCTCCGGTTTTTGAATTGAAAGTACAATGTCCTGCTTTTAGACGACCGGGCCAATTAATTTAAATTATGTAATATGGTTTTTTGAATCCATATCTTAATCTACTATTACGCTTTAATCTCTTAAGCTAATTACTAATTTAAATTAGAGCTCTCTTTCAGGATCGAACTGAATCTATTCCGGGTTACAAAGCCAGTGCACCACCATTTATGCGTAGAGAGCAAATTATTAGTCTTTCCTAATAGTCATTATAGTACTCTTACTCGGAGTCGAACCGAGATGCCATTACAGCGTTGGTTTCTAAGACCAGTGCGTCTACCAGTTCCGCCACAAGAGCAAATATCCTAGCACCACCTAGGAAAACTGTCCGGTTTATCCAATTCAAAAGAACCCCAAACGAATATATGGGTTAAGGATCAATGCATGTAGCCGGCAATCATTGCAGTATTGTAATCTTTAAAGATTTAGTCGAGAGAGTGGGATTTGAACCCACGTGATCTGCAGTCCAAGTGCAGCTAGATAAACCTGACTCCTATACCTCTCGTTTAGTATTATCAATATGTCAATTAACGTTTGTTTTTAATTATAAGTAAATATAATCAAAATATTTTAATCTAGAAAACTTTAAGTGTTAAAGTTTTGTTAAAGTTATCTTATTAGGATTCGAACCTAAACTGAATCATTCAAAGTGATTCGTGCTAACCGTTACACTATAAGATATTGTAAGCTTTCTCTAATAAAAGGAGTCAATTGCTATTTAATGTTTTACCATTTCATCTTCCTACCTTCAATCCAACCATTATCTAAATATGATTGAATTTCATTATTTTTTATTTTAATAGATTTTTCATCTGTAATTTTATAAATCCAACATGTATTATATTGTGAGTTTAAAGATCCTTTTCCATGATCGATCTTAGACACTTTCATTTTATTTATAGAATCTTCTTTATGTTTTCTACCAGTCCAATTTATTAAAACTAACATTTTGTTTCTATATTCTGGATCTTTCCATAATTCTTTTAACCTTATTTTATTTCTTTCTGCATTCCGTTTTATAAATTCAAGATCAGTCCAATTTAGTTCATTCATTTTTTTACCTCCTTTAGATAATTGTTCTTTAGTCATGCAACCCGCACCACCTTCTCCGCCTAACGCTAAATTCATGCATTGAGGATCCTTTAATAGATCTTCATTAACCATTTCTTTTTCTCTAGCTTTTAAAGAATCTCTATCTTTTAAATATTCAATTATCGCAGTGACATGATTTTCTTTGCCATGTTTGTTTATTGAATGCCATAATCTTTTACCTGAACCAACATAACCATCTTCTAGGTTATCAGTTGAGTGCATTCCAATATAAAACCTTTCAGTAATGATACATGTAGTTTTATAGATGTAATGATATTTTCGCCTTGAGGCTTGTTTAACCTTAATTAACTTTTCCATATAGTATATATCTATAAAAATATGGAAATGTTAAAAAGGTTCCCGGAGCGAATAGACAGGATCGAACTGTCATTTCCAGATTGGAAGTCTAGAGTAATAAGCCATTATACGATATTCGCGTTTAGTATTATCAATATGTCAATTAACGTTTGTTTTTAGTTATAAGTAAATATAATCAAAATCTTTTAATCTTGAAAACTTTAAGTGTTAATTTTTTGTTAAAGTTTCCATTTTGCATTTCCAACCGTTTGTTTTCCTTTCCACGGTCTTAAACAATTCTCTTAATAATCTTTCCTTTTCACACATATTCTATTGTTTTTAATTATAAGTAAATATAATCATTTTATTTGACTTATAAAAACTTTTAGTGTTAATGTTTTGTTAAAGTTATTAGAGTTTCGTAGTGGAATCGAACCACTTCTGATAGGGTTGCAAGCTATCCAATCTCCAAGATTAAACGAAACGTGTTAAATTAAAAAAGGACCAATCAGTTTTGAGAGGTCCTTTTGAATATTTATATGTTAATAGATTTTTAACTCATATTAACTTTATGATCTTCAAAAGAACCATTGTGTTTCCATTCTCTAGTATAAAAGACACATGTTTGATCTCCTACTGGTAAGGCTAGATTCATCTCAAGTAGACTAATATTCTGCGATATGATTTGCAATGTTTTCATTTTAATTTGTTTAATTATATATAAGTTTTATTTTCTTATACATATTATATTATTATATATCTTTTAGTTTCAGCTAATTCACTATAAAAGAGCTTTATTTTTAATTTATTTTCAAAAGGTGTATTTCTTCACGAATTTAAATTATTTTATACTAATTATATATAACTTTTTATTTTTGTTTCAATTAAATACTTTTTTATTAGTATTAGCACCCACATCATTCTATTACTCGGCAACTAATAATAGTGCTTACTTCTCGAATATGTTTGGGTCGCGTAGTTAAGGAAATCTTCAAAAAAGTTGTAATGACCCTACGATTAACTACTTGCCGAGAACTCATTTGTGTTGTAGCAAGGTATGTTAGACTATACTATTTTCAAAACCTATCACTTTCTCAAGGTGACAACACATCTAACATTACTGCTAGTATCTTTATGTAAATTAGTGCTCAATAACAACCTACAGGTTTTCTCAAGTTAATTCACAAAGGCTTCAATGTTTAACCTTTATTAAAATCAAGTCTTCTGGAGCTTCACCAGCCTTCTATTATACATGTACCTCCTACTTTCAGCTTTTTGTGTGTTTCTCCTCACTTGTTAGTTTGTTTCGGTCAGTACGAGCTTTCTTACTTTGACTTGATTATATATTTGAACTTTTTAATTTGTTTTGTTTTTAATTATAAGTAAATATAATCAAAATCTTTTAATCTTGAAAACTTTAAGTGTTAATTTTTTGTTAAATTATTTTGATTGTATTGTGTTAACACAAATTTCCTTTCGATATAAGAAAGAGGACATGTTTTGTTTTTTATTTGAAGATAAACATCGTTTAAACAATATTTGCCTGACATGTATTCTCTAATTCTATTCCATATTCTATTATCTTTGCTGTTTTCATAAGGAACGTTCGACCATTCGTCATGATTATTTGGATTAATATACATTCCCTGTACCTCATGTGCATCTGATCCATCTGCGGTTGATCCTGTGTAAAATGGCATAATTTAGATTTTTAATTAAATAATAAATGTAAATCCAATAAGTGCTAATAATGAAAGTATAGCAATTAATATGAATATATTGACTTGTCTCTTTATAAATTTCTTTTCTTCGGTATTCATTAATAAATTATTTGTTATAACTTATACCTTTGATTTTTGTTTTGTTTCAATTTCTTTTATGTGTTTGCAATTTCCTCTTCTAAATGTGGAAGCAGGACAATTACAACTCCAATCGCCTTGTTTAAATTTTACTAAATATTCCGATTTTCCATTTGATGAAGGTACTTTAAATTCAAGATCTATCTGAGACCTAGACTTCACTTCTAATGCAACTTGTTTCTCTTTATATATTATATCATCAGTATACTCAACATCCTCCCTTGTTGTTCCAGGATCAACCTTGATCCATCCTGGACAGATGTATGTCCCGCTTAATGTGTTAAATATTCCAAATGTTTTGAAAACAGGATCTCTTGGTATTTTATATTTTGCCATAATATGTTTAGTATGTTAGATTAACTAATTATTCTTCGAACCCCCTAGAATGTACAATAGTAACACCATATAATTCCTCATACTTTTTCTTAAAACCAAATGGCATGTATTTTACATAATCTCCTTCAAATAACCATTTAATGGTTTTTTCACAAACGTCATGTAGGGATTTATCACTACTTCTATTTGTTTCACCAAGATATGATGCATTTTGTTGAGAATCCCAATCAGTTTGATATGATATTGTAATTCTTCTACCCTTTGACATGTGAAAATTATATAATTTTCCGTCGATATTTATAAATCCTGGAATCATTTCAAATAATATGTTTGTGTCTTTATTGAAATTAGTCATAATTGATTGTTTTAATTTGTATATGTAAATATAAACAAAAAACTCTGTATTAAAAAATACAGAGTGTTAAATCTTAGTTAAAGTTCTTGCTTAAATATCAATGGTATTTTTACTACCATCTGTCATTGAATAAACAATATGTGATGGAATTAAGACATGTTCATGTGTATTAAACATTTCCACGTATTTTTTCCCCATACCTGATTTTAAATATGCAACAGTCATATGGGGATGATAATCAGGATAGTCTGTTTTATACGGAAGTTCGCATAAAGATTTATTGGCGGCGTGCAAATTATCTCCCTTAATATCAAATTTAAGCACATCAAACTCTTTGTTTTCAAATAATGAAATGTTATGTGCGAGACATTTATCAAAGCCCAACCCTTGTAATTTTACCTTAACTGCATTTAATGATACATCGGCATTAAGTCCATATAGTAGTGTACAATGTGATTCAGTTTCTAAACCATGCCCTCCTCCTTCTTCTGATTCAAATAGATCAGATGATATTATTTCTTTATGAATTTGCGCCATTTCTGGAAAGTCAAAATATAACATTGCACAATTAGCACCATACGTTTGTTTTTTAGCCTCGTTCATAAATTCCTCAAATAATTTTATTTTTTTCATTCTTCTTCTTTTTTAATTTCCTTTCCCTTTTCAATAGCCCAATCAACTCCTTCATCTCCTCCCCATAACAGCCAACTAACATATCCTTTATCGAGCCAGGGCGTACTTTTAAATTCAGGTGCAATTGTTGAGTTCTTTCTATGTCTATTAAAAGATGCCATTCGAGATACAACATCAGCAGATATCTTTTCTTTATTTGCTAATTGATTTGCTCGTTGCCATCCAACTGCAGTACCAGCCTTTATTTCATCTCTACCATATTCATCGCGCCAATCAATTGCCATTTTTGCATTTTGAGATGCGGCAGCTGGATAATCATTATATGTTTCCTCTGATTCGTTTAAAAACTCTTCAAATAATTTTATCCTTTTCATTAAATTATTACTCTTTTTCGGGCTTCCATGGAAGTTTTTTGTCATGACCTCCATCTCTAACTTCTTTAGCTAAATCTTTATCTGCATTTCCCCATGTTCCTTTTCCTTTTTCTAAGAATGCATTTACTCTTGCATATCCCCATCCTTCTTGCGTCATTCCTTCGTAATGACTTGAATTCCATGCTCCCATTCCTCTTCGCATTACAGCTCTAATAATTCCAATAGGAACACCAGAAGCCTTTGCTTTATTGTCTAATCCAGTATTAACTGCAGCATTTGCTAGTTTTTCGCGAGATGTTGCCTTATCCTCCTTTTCACTGATAAATACAGGATAATTGTTATGTCCACAATTATGGCACATGAATGGATCATTTCCTCCTTCTTCAAGTCTCCATTTCCAATCACATGAATCACATACTACCTGATTCGCTGAAAATTGTTCGAAAGTTTTAATTATTTTCATTCTTATTTTATTTTATTTTATTTTATTTCAAATCTATCTTTATCTAAATCAAGTGTCTTATTATTCATATAATAACTTAATCGTAATAATTCAATATCGGATTTTTTGTCAATATCAGTGCCATAAAAATCACTATATAATGTTCTGTATATTTGTATTGTTGAATCATATGGAACTCCAGGCTGAGAATTACTTTCAATTATATATAGCTTTCCAGTCTTGTCTTCCATTATATCAAAACATATATAAGGAAGATCGGAAAATATTTTACCGAATCTAGACACTAGTATATTAAATTTTTCAGGAATTTTATTTATGTCCATTTTAATATACTTAAAATCCATCTGCTCATCTTTCTTTCCTTTTCCTGATTTTGCCTTATCATTCATTGGTTCTCTTTCCATCCAAAAGAAAGGCTTTCCCTTAAACACGAATAATCGATGTTCAGTTGCCTTATCAATATACTCTGAATAAATATCTAGTTTAGTGTGATCTGCTGCATCCCATTCAGATTGATCTTTAAATATTTGAATACCAATGCCGGAATGTCCCTTTGATGGTTTGCCTATTAGTGGAAATCCTATTTTCAGGGCTTCTTTTACATCATGTGCGGTTTTTGGAATATTGTCATCACCTTTAACCATTTTGTGGAATTCTGATTTAGAACCAGATTGTTTAATAAATTCAGGTAGATTATATATATTTTCTTTTTTAATAAGTCCTTCGTCTATTAGTTTCTGTGTGATTTCTGCATTATATGTTAATAATGGAAATTCAGGATTAATATTTAAATTCTTATAATTTTCAAGAGTTACTTGAATAAAAAAGTTATCTCCTGCAAAATCCTTATATGACCACCAACGATGACCACTTGATGGATTAATTGCTAAATATATTTTATGTAGACTTGGAAAATTGTCTTGCTCCGCAATAAATTGTTCAAATAATTTAATTCTTTTCATAGATTATATATCTTATATATAAGATGACGAAAGTTCCCTTAGATGATTTAATAATTTTATGTCTGTTATTTTATAAATAATCTTCATTCCTTCTTGTTGTCGTTTAACACCTATAACAGATCTACCATCACCGAACTTAATTTGATGTACCTTTGCAATATTAGGATCCATTTCAAAAATACAGCCAGAAAATTGGTCTTCTTTAGTCTGTAATGGAACAGATAACCAATAAACTCGATGCGACTTTATAATCTTATTATATTGATTTTGTGGTATACTAAAAGAATCATAATAAAATAATGGAGCGTTTGTCTTTACTTCAACACACATGCCATCTACTACCATATCCTTTGTACTGTCAAATACATCTAATGATTCATCGACAACACATCCAATATCCCTTAAATGTTTAGCAATTATCTTTTCGCCTAACATTCCTAATAGTATTTTTTTATAATTTACATCCATTTTTATATTTTGTTTCCTAATTTATTTTAAATCGTCTTACCTTTATTATTTCTATGATGAATTGCAAAGTGATTATGGATTCTTTAGGTTTATTAATGTTTTTAATTGATTAAAACAGAAAATGGTAGCAAGCTACCATTTTTATTCATATTAGACTATATTATTATATTAATGTGAATCTTCTACATCATTTGCTTCACTATAGCATAAGTAGTCTGGATTAATAACCTTTGCTATTTTATTTCTTTCACCTGTATGATACTTAATTACAATACCTTCATGCGGAACCTTTGTCTCTTTAATAAAGTTTTTAAATGTAAATTTATCTTGTACTGATTGAGACCAAAGACCAGTATATAATACTTCAACATGTGGAATACCAAATTCTTTATTTATTAAAAATTCAGTGGTTAATGGTGATAAATATTCTCCATTACGTTTAATATCGAATGCAACAAATCTAGTTTCTGTTAAACCATATTCATAGTTTTTTTGAATGCCTGCTCCATAAATTTCACCATAGATTACGATCCCTTCACCAATAGACACATACATGTTTTTTGCATATTCCCAAAGACTTTCTTTAATTTTATATTTATTTGCAGCATTAGACCAAACATCAGTAGAATAGAAACCCTGTGAGTCACTTCCTTTTTCAACATTATGCGAACCATATACATACTCATATTCAACAAATCTATGTCCCGGAAGTTTTAAATATTTTTTAATCCTATCCCATATAGATAATTTGTTTTTTCTAACAATACCAAATCTCGCGTTTGTTCCGTGAATTTTTCTTGTAATTTGAACTTCGTCTGTCTCATTGAACATTCCATCCACATTTTTTAAATTTGGAAATTTGTAATAAACATGAAAGTTTTGATTGTCTTGATATTTAGTTTTTCTACCACCTGCAAGTTGAATTTGTCTAACAGGAGGCTCATATTTAGTAACACCTAATATTGGCATCATATCAGTTCCAACTGGACAATTTTTTTCTAAGGATTGCGGTGCTAAATACTTAAATGGAATAAGAAGACACTCAGAGTATACTCCTCGTAACTTTACAGTGCGCACGCGGTTACCTTTTCTAAGATATGTAGTAACACTCATTAAATCTGAAAGTGTTGCAGGAATGACCGCGTCTGTTGTTGCAACCACTATCTTATCACCTGTTTGAAATTCGTTTTTCTTAGTTACACAATTCCAACCTCCGATTAATGCTAATTCAAGAAAATCAGCCCCTTTAATTTCCTTAATTTCCGTAACTAAACCAACGTAACATACTGAATTTAAATTTTCCATATTTATTTTTTTACTATTTTATCTTATTATTAATTCCATTGCAATAGTTCGTTGTCCTACTCCATCCTTTGTAATTTCAAAAAGTTTACTTATACCTGAGATTACAATATCTCTAATTAATTCTTCAATTGATCTAAATTCTTTAATGTAATCCGGAGAGTTTAAACTGTACATTTTATGTTTGTTTTAATTAGATATAATGTAAATATAATCAATATATTGACCTATTAAAAATTTAGAGTGTTAATACTTTGTTAATTTTTATAGCTTAACTTCAAATCTTTGTTTCATTTTATCTAATGATTCCTGAGGAACATTATGTGAGTTTTTTCCACCATGTCTATTTTCAACAATTAATGAATATACTACATATCCAAAATCCTTTGCCATATCATGATATGATTGCATTTCCCATTCCTGTGTAAATGTGTTTGAAACTACAATTCTAGAAGCCTTTGATTGCATCGCCGCCACTGTATTTAGTTCACATGATTCATGTGCTAATTTTATTTTGGAAAAATCGAAAGAGTATACTCCATTTTCGTCAGTGAAGTATTGATCTGCCTCATAATGATAACCTCCAATTGATTTTGCTAGTGTTGTTTTTCCAGATCCTGTCACGGCAGCCCTCTTAAAAGGAAGAGTTCCTTAACGAGGGCTTTATTTGTTTTTGTGTTGTTCATTATATTTATGTTAATTTTTCTGATTTTTAGATTTAAATCTTCTAGTTTCTGACATTTGAGAATGTTTAGTCGATCTGCCTTTTACTCTTTCTCTCCATAATTTAAATGAGCTCTCCTTTAAATTGGTTCTCATTATCTTCCTAACATCATTTTCTTTGAGGCTGAATTGAAAATAAATGGCATCAAATGGAGTTCTATCCTCCCATGCCATTTCAATTATTCTATCTATTTGCTCATTCGTGAATTGCATGCTTTGTAATTTTGTATTGCTTTTTATAGTCTTCAATGAATTTTTCACCAATTCCTATTTCATCTAGAATGAATTGATCTGACAATAATGGTTTTCTCATTCCTATCCTTAAGATATTGTCAGGTGTTTTTTCATTTGCAAAAACTGTCATATATCTTGTCTTTGATTTATCTGATTTTCGATAAACTACTACAATCATTATATTGCCATTTTTTCAATAATCGATTTTCCTCTGTGGATTCTATTTTTAATTGTTTGTAACGGAAGGTTGTGCTTTTCGGCAATATCCTCATACTTCATTTCGTTAATTAATCTATCAATAACAATACCTTTGTATAATACCTTCAATGAATCAATTGCATTTAAAACTTTACCATAATTTTCCATTAGTTCGTTATCCTCATCTAGATAATCTTGTTCGGTTTTCATTTCATAATCATCAAATGCACCTTGCAATCCTGTTGTAAATTCGCCTGACTCATTAATTTCAACACCAAACTCAGAAAGAACATCAAGTGATGATTGCTTATTTCTATTTTTAATATGGCCTAAGGCATCATTGAATCCAATGCGATATAACCATGTGGTAATTTGGTACTGAGGATCGTATTGATCAATTTTAGTCCACATTTTAGTTAAAGTATTTATAGAAATATCTTCTGCTAGCTCTCGATCTTTAACTATCTTATTTACATATGATGTTAACCCGGGTTTAATTTTATAAAATAAAGCAGTAAAATCTGCATCTGATCTCGTTAGTAAAAAATTCTCTGTTAATTCTCTGTAAGTTGCCATATATTTGATTTGTTTATATATGTAAATATAATCATTTTATAATGTTATAAAAAATATTAATTGTTAAATTTATGTTAAATTAAATAGTTATATCATTGAACAATTCTATTATTTTAATAACTTCAATTGGCTTAAATTCCCATAAGTCACATGAGCAATTAATTATTTTAGTTTTGTGATTTGTTTTGTATTTTTTGACAGGTATACCTATGATTGAATATGATCCTTTTGATTTTCCTGGCCAATCAGCCAAGGGCCAATATGACATCACTATATTTTGATCAGAGTGTTCTTGAATTCCATTATCTAACATATGGAATCGGCTAGATGTTGCCATATTAATTTCTGAAACTGCATTATCATGTTCGCCTCTTAGTACCATGATATCTCCATTTAGTTGCGACATAGTTAAATCTGCGGTTTCAGGGTCCCATGCAAAATTACCTAAAACATATACTATGTCTTCTTTGTCAACGACAGAATTCCAAGCCTCTATCATTTGCATATTCATTTCTTCGACAGAATCAAATGGTCTTTTATATGTCTTAATGACAGCTGGTCGACCGAATTGTTGATTTGATGTTACAAATACTTTCATTTATATTATAGTAAATTTTACGTTAAAATTATCCCACATATTTTGCAGGAATTTTTTCTCATTTTCTAAGGAAGATCCGTTTAGTATCTTATGTTCTTTGGAATTATCAACAAAGGTATAGATTACAAAATCGTATGCGGTTGAATATATCATGGACTGAGCTATAGCTTCTTTAAGTACTGAAAGATTGCTTCCTTTTATTGACTCGATTGCAATAATTACGCCATCACTTTCAATTGTCATTTTAGGTCTATTAGTGATTCCCATGAATCGAATATCCTTTACATTAGTATTGGAATTTCCTTCCCATTTAATCATAGTTCTTGATTTTTCTCTGGCAAGACCTCTACAAAACTTATGTTTTATCATAACAAACTCAGTTAAGACTAAAATAACATGAGAGTAAATGTCATTTTTTTTACTCTCATGTTCCATTGCATTGATTGGCTTAGGAATATTAAAATTTAGTATTCCTTCGTGAATAGCATTAAGCAGATCTAATCTTTTTTTAGATTTACTTGCTAATTTCATAATATTAGTTAGTTACGTCTACTGTATCAAGAATAGGCTCAGCCATATTTTCGATTTTAACATCTAATTCCGCCAAGGTAACGTGTTTTTCCTGAATAACCCGGTTATCCTCTGCCATTTCCCTGAGAGCCTCTGATATCTGAGAACCTACATTTGTTAAAAGTCTAGTAAAAGTTCTAGCAGCTTCAATCCCATTTCCGGTAACATTAGTTAACACAGTATATAGTGTATTAATTTGTATGCTATTCAGAGAAATCATTGTTAATCTTGACATGTCGACATTAGCCTTTAATTTCTTTTGATCAGAAATACTGTCATATAAATTAACTAAGAAAGCTGCATTTTTAATATTCCACGTGTAACTCTTGTCAATTTGCTTAAGAATAGCATTGACGTTTTGTGTGCTTTCTAAATCCACTAAATATAATTTAGCAGCCATATCAGTCTGTACCTGATTAACTTCAGTTTCTAATTGAGTTCTTAAATCCTTTAGTTCCGTAATAGTTTTTGCTTTCGCCATGTTCTTTGTTTTAGGTATTATATATTATTAAAAATCTTCGTTAGTTATTTTACAGTCAAAGTTTAAAAAGTTTCCGAATTGTTCTCTATCTGCAGCTATTCGTCGTTCAATGAGATCATCTATATCACCTCGCAACTCTAGTCTTTCTCGTCTAATACTCTCTGCTATTTCTAAATATACTACAAAAATTCTATTCCTATAATAAGGAGTAAGTAGTGTAACTGCATCTGCATTTAAGATTAAAACATCACATTTTTCAAATTCATCCTTGGTAATACCATACCTCCAACCATTGAAATCCTGAAATTCTACTAATTGATCGTTTGATATTAGGATATCGAATGCAGTATCCGTGGTAAAATAATAATCGGTTCCTTCATTTTCTCCTGGTCTAGAAGGTCGTGTAGTGCATGAAACGCCGAATGTGAGATTTTTCATTTCCATTCTTTTTCGTAAGTAATCCTTACCACTGGCTGCAGCACCTACTATTGCAATTTTTCCTATCATGTTCTTTGTTTATTTATCCCATTTTGGATCGTACCAAAATCTTCGATTGTTTTTATCAATTATATTTGACATTAAATTGTTTGAATAACACTTAAAAAATGATGTGTGTAACGAGTCTTCTCCAAATGGATTCTTCCAATCTCTAATACTTCCACCGCCTCTGATATATGCTAATGTTGGAATGTCTTTACATAAATTTAATATAACAGGATATTGTGTAATTATTTCTCTAGCAGAAAGAAACGGATTTGCTAAAGGTATTCTGTAAAGCACTTCTGCCCTCAAATAGTTGCCAATACCATTAAAGTATTTTTGGTTCATTAACACTAAATGAATTGGTTTACTAAATTCACTTTTATTCAAATTATCGGTTATATTCAGTACGAATTTATTGAATTCTAGAGTAGGATCGGGTCCTCTGTTGTCTGACCATTCATTATCTGGTTTCCACTTTCCAAATCTTCTAACATCTACAAAACTTAAAGTCTTTCCATTATCTGAGTAAAACTTAAGATGAGCATGCGTTGATTCTTTACCGGTTTCTGTTATTTGAAAATGACCTGCCATTCCCATATTCATTCTAATAGGAAATGTTACTTTACTATCATTTAAATAAAGTAACAATTCCTTTCCTCTGCTCTCTGCACTGATTTTAAATGTTTCAAATGGAGAAACAACTTCAATTCCCTTGTGAATTGGATTTTTTGCTATTTTATTAAATGTTAGTCCCTTTGATACTTTGTTAATGTACGACGCAGTTAGGCGTAATTCTGCTAATTCTGGCATATTTATTTGGATGCTTTATATAATGCGGCTACAAACACATATAGGAATATAGGCCACAATATTATCATTACTATTATATTAGTATTACTATACGTTGGATAATCAGGTTGTGATTTTAAGATTTCGTCTCTTGTTATTTTCATTAAAACTGAAAATACAAATCCTATTATAAAATATGTTAATATCATCTTACTTTTTATTAAAAGTTTCCTTCTGCAACCTGCATACAAGGTACTCCATTATCTCTCCACATTTTAACAACCTTGTCCCTATCATCATATGAACATATAACGTAGTGTCCTTCTTTGCGAAGATCTTCTAGCCAGAGTTTCTTTAGTATATTATCAGGTGTAAATGTTCCTGTTTTTCTCATCTTTAATTCATCCGGAAAAATTCCATGCTGATTTAACCAAACTACCGTTTCATTTCTACTAACTGCATCTCTACCGCTAAAAATAACCATATTATATCCTACATTCTTAAGTGCCATAAACATAAGAATCACAGCTGCATTTGGCTTATCCATCTGGATGTTCTCAGGTGCAAAGAAAACCTGCCAATTTATTTTCCCATCTGGTTTTGTTGCTTTTGCCTTACGTTCATCTATATGTGCTAGAGTTCCATCTAGATCGAATATGATTGTTTCCATTATTTTGCTGTTTTTACGTTTGCTTTAAATAATATTGAAAATAGGAAGTTTAATCCTAATGCCTGCCAGAATGATATTTCATGTACTCCATCCACTGCTGTTAATAAACATCCATTCCATAATAATTGTACTGGCCATGCACATATAACACATGCAAATAAAATAAGTGCTAAACCTGTGAAAATTACAACTAAACCTGCTCCTAATTTTTCCATAATTATGTTTTATTTTCGATATTAATATTATCTTCAATTAACAAGTATGCAATTTTTTCTAATTGAATAATTTTACCTGTTTTTACTAATTCGCGTATAAACTCTAACTGAGTTTGAGCAATTAGATTTAATGTTTGTTCCATGTAGATTAATTTCACAGCTTGATTGTTTTAGTTTGTATATGTAAATATAATCAATATATTGAACTATTAAAAATTTAAAGTGTTAAAACTTTGTTAATTTTTATCTATTATACCAATTAACATGTGTAAAATCATTTCGGTATAAATTACTTTTAATATCACTGGGATTTATTAAAATATCAGATTCTTCAGTTAATGTTGCGTACTTTCCAAATCCATCATAGTCAATAAATCCGCCTGATCTTATGTTTGATGTAAAATCACTAAGTGTCATTAAATTGCCATTTTTTGACATAGGATACATTTTTGGTGTTTTAATTTGCCTGTATAATATATCAAGCATGTTACTTTTTTCATTTATTTTTGTAATTTCAATTTGATATGACAAAAAGCTAGGAAACGCATCTATATTTAATTTATTGATTTTTTCGTTGGCAATACCTCTTTCGTTTAAAAACTGATCTCTGATTAACTGTTCTTTATTTATCATTTAAATTGATTTTTGCTTTAAAATAAAAATGTATTAATCTTCTAGGCTTCACTAGCATATTATTATACGTCAGTCAGGGATTGACTGTAGCTTACCAGTTAAGGCGCAGCTTTCGAGCTTTTAACTTCGACTAATACATTTTGTTAGATTGTTTTATTCTTTATTAAACTATCGACCCTTATTTCTTAAAGGCCAAATGAGGCTCAAACTCATGTAATCTATTAGTGGGTACAGAGGATTCGAACCTCTTGTCTGTAGTGCTACAACTTTAACCGGACGTACACAGGTCTGCAGACCTGTTATAACTAATGCATTAACCACATATGCTACATCCATAGGCTAGGATGTGTGAGTCTCGAACCAACATTCTTTAGTTATCTATTTTTCAAAACTTAGCTTAGACTACTATATGACGTAATTAAGATGTCTAATTTCCAGTATCGCCACGTGGAGGCGTTTGATTGATACCATGGGCTTCGTTATTCTCCATTAGGAATTGACTTGTGTGCCTTAAACCCTTTTCGGATATTTTTTCATACAGTACTTTAGCCTTATCTTAAGTTGACTATTTCTTGCTTATTATACAATTTATTTTAATTCATCATCTCCTACTGCCCGTTTAGATGCGTTTATGAATTTGTATTACTTGATCAATTATTATATATAAATCTAATCATTTTTGGATTAAGAAAGAAATAATTAGTGTTAAATTTTTGTTAAATTTTTGTTTTAAATTAATCATAATCACCTGGATGTTCTTTGGTATTTACATTATGATTTTGTATTAATTCTTCCTCGTGACAATCACACAATCTCTTACCATTTAATTTATTTTTATTTGAAAAAGAGTATATTTTACGATTAGCATACCATCGTAAATTCTCAGTTAAATCAGTATCATTATACATTATATTAAATCTAGATATTAAAGTACGGCATGCCACTAATTGATTTAGATGTATACAAGATTCAATTGACCTGTTAATCCACGTGTATATTTCGAATCTTTCATATTTCATTTTATTTGAATTTTCAAATCGTATGTTCTTTTCGTAAGATATTGACATAATTATTTTTTTAGAAAGTTAATAACAGTAATAATAATCAGACAAATACTTGCAATTATTGATAATATTGCTATTGTAAATCCAGGGGATTGAAATATCTGTAGTAAGATAAAACATGCACCTTTTATAATGTAGTTAATAACAATAGGTGCTAACAGAACAATAAAAAATATTGAAAGTGATAATAGGACGCTTCTTCTTTTCATGATAGTGGTGTTTAATTGTTATATGTAAATATAATCAATATATAGACATCATGAAAATTTAAAGTGTTAAATCTTTGTTAAATTATCAGATCAAATTAGAGTGATATAAGGTACACAAAGGATATACTACGTAAAACTACATCCTTTGTGTTTAGATGTGTTACGTGTTACCTGTGAAATTCAGAATTAACAGGAGCAGTACTACCCGTAGTCGTGCTACCTGATGTAAAATATTCATTACATATTGGAGTGGTATATGGCATATTAGGATTAAAAGGATTATTTGGCTGTATCCATGGCAATATTTGAGTTGCTGGAGGAGTTACATATCTTATTTGTCCATATGATATATGGCTATCTTTTAAAAGAATAACAGCCTGCTCCACTGTTATGTGTTTATTTTCTAGAAGAGTTTCGATTATAGATTCTTTAGTTTGCATATGATATATTATTTTGAATATTATATAACATGTTATAAATATGTTTCACTACTTAATTTTATTGTTCTGTAATATCTATTATTTTCAATGGACTATCGAATCTTGCTTCCAAGTCCATAATAGCCTGAACAACTGACTGCATGTCCATTAATGGTTCTTTGTTGACAGTAGAATTAGATTGAGAATTACTTGATGGTTTTTTGTTTGCTATCGATAAATTATCTTTAATTGTACTTAATGTTTTTCCAAACACATCAGTCGTATCTGCAACAGTAGTTCCTTGTTTATCAACTGATTTTTCTAGATTCGAGACAGTTCCGGCTAATTCCTTAACAGCTACCATTAATTTTTCTGCAAGAACCGCCATAGCAGATTCTCCTCCATTTTTAGCTAAATCATCTAATGCTTTAAACATATTAGTGGTTGCATCAATCGCTTTAATATTCATTATTTTACTTGCGTTTGCAATTCCAGTATACGAACCTGCAATACTTCTAAATGACGTTGCTTGACTTTTAAAATCACTAACATTAATATTGTTGTGCAATTTATCAAGTGAAGAAAGAACAGATATAACATGATCTGCTGAGTTATTAATTAATGCGAATCCTTTTCCAACATTCATTAATGGTATTGATAGTTTTTGAACGTCAGGGGCAATAACTGCGAGTTTTGCTAATAAATCTATTGGATTTATTTTATCTTTACCAAAAAATTCTCCTATTCCACTAGCAATACCTCCAATAGCGCTGCCTATTCCACTAATAATACTTGAACCGCTTAATGCTGCTGTAAATACTAGCCATGCGCCGCCTAATGCTGCAACACCAACAGCAAGTCCTAGCATATTTTCTATACCAATCTCATTTTTAAAACGAGCAAACACATCTACAATACCATTAACAGGTGCTAATAATATAGATGTAAATCCCTTTGCAACTGAATTTAATGCTGGCATTACAGGTGCTAATTGTGCTAAAATATATCCAACCGCCACTAATGTAATTGCAGATACAATTATACCAAGCGCGCCTGCTAAAAATCCAATAGGCGTTAATACAGTAACAGCTGGAGCAAGTAAAACAATCGCAACTGCCATTGCACCTAATGCGACAGCAGTACCTAGTGTCCATTCAAGTGGTGGTGTTATAAATTTAGAAGGAGCGTACGATAATATCCATGCTGTCGCAATAATTGCAAACGCAGTTACTACAATTCCAATAAGTGCTGTCCCTAGTGATGCTACTGATATATTACTTAACACTTTACTTGAAAGAAATAACACAGCTCCGAATAATATTAGTGCCGCTCCTGCCTTTAGTGTCCAATCATATTCTGGCGCAAAATATTGCATTCCAGTTAATCCTTGAAAAATCCAAGCGGAAGCAAGAATACCAAATGCAATTACTGGAATTGCAACTGTCATAAATAATAATTCCTTAATACTTAATCCTTTAATCGCTTTAGATATTATATAGAATGGAATTGAGAATACTAATAGAGCAAATCCTGTTCTAAGAACCCATTCAGGTTCAGGTGAGATGTATTCTATTCCACCTAACCCTTGAAAAATAAACGCTACTCCAGTAATAGCAACCGCCATTAATGGTATTGCAATAGATCCAAATATAATATCTCGTAAACTAGCTCCCCTTATTGCCTTCATAATAAAGAAAAAACCAATCGCAAATAATCCAATCGCAAATGCAGATTTTAAGACAAACATCGGATCAGGTGAAGCTGGATCATTTGGTAATAATTCAAATGCATATGCTACTCCTGCGATTGCTACTGCGATTCCCGGAATAGCCAAAGAACCAAATATAATATCCTTTAGACTTGCACCCTTGATTGCTCTCATGATAAAACTAAATCCAATCGCAAAAAGTCCAATCGCAAATGCAGATTTTAGGACAAACATAGGGTCAGGTGCAATCGGGTTTGATGGTAATAATGAGAATGCATAAGCCGCAGCCACTATTCCTAATGCAATTGACGCCATTGATAATGATATCATTGCTATTCTACCAAGTCCCTTTGCATCCATTGTTATTTTACCTTTTTCTAATGCAGCTGCTATTTGAGAAAAAGCAAAAGATACTGGAATAAATGAAAAACCAACAAGTACTGCCGTTGCAAATTGAGGAAGAGTTATTGTTTTAATTAAAGAAAAGATATAAGATGATACTGTTATTCCGGCTGCCATTGCAACCATAGATAATGATACTTCACCTGCAACTTTCATTGGATCTTGATTACCTAGGCCGGCCCTTTTCGAAACTAATCTTGCAATTAATCCTCCTCCTCTAAGTGATTCTGCTATATCTGCGAATATTGGAGCTATTATAATAAATATACCTGCAATCGCCAAAGCAGTCAGTAATTGAGGTATACTAACAGGACTCATCATATTTAATAAACCAGAAGCAGCAACAAGGGCACCTGCCATTGCAACAATAGCAAAACCAGCTGAAATTCCCCCTATTAATCCAGGTAATTTCATATTGCTTTTTGTTGATGAATTATTAGAAGAGCCTTTTATTTGCTCCTTTAACATTTCTTTAATATCGATTAATAGTGTGGTTTGTTTTTTAAGTTCAGTAACGGTATCGATACCGCTTTTGTTAATACTAAGAACTACTTCACTTATATGTGTAAGAGCCTCAGATGTTGCCTCACTAGCAGCCTGTATTTTTAATAGCGGGTTTAATAGTATTGAGAGTTGTTTTGAATTATTAGTCACTCGACTTATTGTATTTTTTAGGATAATAAAATCTTATACGATTATATATCTAAATAAAAAAGGATCCTTTAAAGGATCCTTTTATTTTACATCTTTGGCATTTTCATATTAGGTACCTTCATGTTCGGTACTTTCATGTTATTCATCATACCGGATGAGGCATCGTTTTGGCCTTGATTCTGTTTATTCTCCTCCTTTAGATAATCTACTAGGTCCTTTACTAAATAATGGAATTCGTAATATTCTAAATTTTCAAGTTCACTGGGTTGCATATGTAATTTAAGATAAATATGAAATTTTGTCTTAAAGAAGTTCTCCAGCGATATTTTGAACAATGAAAAGAGATTTGATTCCGTCACGAAAACTAATAGGAACCTCCTCCTCATCGTCCCCTATAGTAACTAGCATATTAGGCTGAACACCTATTTTCATTTTTTCAGCTAATGTGTATATTAGATTATATTTGCTACTTGACCATCCTGATAAATCTATTTCAAAATCAAAAATAGTTTTATCATTAAATCCTCTCCAATCTTTATGTAAATATGGAATTATTTGTAATACTGACTGATCTATTTTCTGTCCTTTTTGTTGTTTATCTTTGATGTATGCTGTAATTTTTTGCATAACACCAATTGTTGGAGGTTTCATTTCAATAGTTCCAAATGATCGTGTTTCTATTAGAAATGACCTTACTATATTATCGTAATATTTATCAAGTTCTACTGGTATTTTAAAATATTGGAAGTATTCCTTTTTAATTTCAATATCATGTCTTCCTCCTTTCTTTGATGTATGATCTATTTTTAAATTAGATTCAGGCTCTGGAAATGTTAAATCTCTAATTGAAAGAATAATATAAAATCTATCCTCTTCTAAAATATCTTTGTAGGATAATCTAGTAGATGCAGAATTTATTCTAATACATGATTCTAGAATTTGATTTAGTTTTTCATCAATGTCTAGTACGTTGGTCTCGTCTATTGTTGAAAAGTGTCTTATTTCAGCTACCTTTGCTGATCTGATCGAAAGGTCAGTTCCTACTGGATAAAACATACCACCCGATGGTAATGAAAGTAATGGAATAGAGTGATATCCTAAATGAAAATCAGATGTTTCTGCCTTTTCACCAGAATACTTATCCATATTAACTTTACCTAAATTAACAGGCACATCGTCGTATTTTTCTGATTTATTTTCAGCAGATTGAACTATGTTCTTATATTGTTCTTGTAAGTTTTCTTCTTCTGGATTCATATTTTATTTGTCTTTAAGTTTTTTAATGTCTAATTTTTTAAATGGCTTTATTCCATTTGATTTTATTTCTATTTCTTCTCTAATTATGTCTCTTATAAAAGCCGAAATAGAAATTGGTCTTTGTCCTGTTTCTATTGCTTCATTAAGAATAATTCTATTAATTAATGTTACTTCTTCATCAGATAATAAAACTTGTAATTTTTTAGTTAATTTATCCATGTATATATTATATTATCATTATATTATGTTTTTGTTTCAAATAACATGAGGGATACTTTTTAAATACCCCTCAATATTGTTAAATGTTATGCTAAAACTTCTTTCCAAACATCACATCTAAATGTAACATCAATAGGAACTGGCTCTGATTCATTATAGTTTAATTCAACAGTAAATGGTAATCCAGATGTAATTTGACAATCTTCTAATGTTACTGTTCTATATATGTCTCCAGCTCTATTAAATTGAACTATGACAATTGTTCCTACATAGTCCTTTTTAAGACCCATCGCTCCTGTTTGTGGATCATATCGTAGATTGTACCATTGTCTTAGTGATTTGTAAAGATATGCTTGATTGGCTTCGTTTAGGTTTAAAGAAAAGTTAATAGTAATATCAACTGCAGTTCCATCTGGAATTCCAGCAAAGGATCTAGTTGAATGTTTATATTTTTGCTCTACTGCTCCAATTTCTTTATATAGTTCTAATCCTCCGATAGAATTAACATGTTGTAACATAAGAGGTGCATCTGCAACTCCATTAGGAGGAAGGACAGTTACTTCGAATAAGTTAGCTTGAACTGGTTCGAAGTTTCTACCTTTTCTAGATGTTTGATCTTGTGAATAGTGTGGTAAACTCATTATTTAATAGTTTTTGTTTTTTTATATATCTTATTAATTGAATTGAATTTATCTAGTAATTCTTCAAACAATAGTATGCGTTTCTTGTATATTATAGGTTACCTGATTGAATTTCCCCTGTATTTAAAATTGTAGTTCTATGTACTACGATCTCTAATCCTTTAACTGGTTCTACAAATGTATCTATAATACCAATATTGTTATCAATTACTTCGTTAGTATTATTAGTTTGATCCATTATGTTGCTAAACTCATAAACTCCACCATCTTGTTTAACTGACTCCATAAATGAATCTGCTAGAGTTTTAATTTCTAAACGAGTTTGAACGTTGTTAAATTCAAAAACATAATCCTTAAGTATGTTTGCCATTCCATCTTGAATATAAATAAGTACTTCTCTAACATGTGCTGAAGAAAGTGCTGACTTAATCGTTTGTTGTGCTGTTTTATTACCTAAAATAGTTAATCCTGTTCCTCTTTGAAAAACAATAGGGTTAATACCAAATGGCTCTATGATATCTCTATCACTTTTGTCAAATGCATATTCAACTCCTTTAACATTATTTCCAGAAACAACACCTCGTCTTGGACCTGCAACAATTGACCAAGGAAGAGAACTTGTATACTTATCAATAAAATTATTTGAAACAGCGGCTGCTGCCGGAATAACAATATCCTTTCCGTTATCGCTAACAATTAATCCTGGACCATAGTAAAATGCATAATTTGCACCTTCCAATATACCGGGTAGTGTATAGATCTTTGTTGGGTTTTTATCTAAATTTCCTCCTGTTGGAATAAATCTAGTTTGAAATACTCCGTTTTCATCGCTAAATGATGGATTTGAAGATTTTTTAAAGTCTTCAACTGTTGGTGCATTTAAGATAGCAGAAGCGTTTTGTCTGTCCTTTGCTAATTGAGAAAGATTTGATTTGTTATTTAATCCATTTATATCAAATGATTTAAATGTGTCAACTACATATCTGAAATCAATAGTGTCTTTGTCTACTAGTGCATCATATAATCCAACTCCCTTTGATAAAACATTTAAATAATCACTTAAGTTTTTAACTGTAATTCCTGCCTTTGATAAAACAAAAGTAGAATAAGTGGCAGAAGCGTTTTCAAAAGTTTTTATAATTTTGTTATCATATAGTGGCTCAACATCAGTTAACACAGTATATGTTACATGTGTGTTATCTACTGCTTTAGACACTCTACTAACTCTAGCTAGTCTTCCAACTGTTGATGATTGTACTAATTCTCCATTTGAAATTTCAAATACAGATGGTGCATCGGCACTTAGATATTTTACAACAAAATTAGTGTTACCTGTGGTATGAGTATATACACCTGCATCATCTGTTCCAAACTCAAATGTTCTTATTCTATCATCTATTTTAATATTATGTGATAATGATGAGTATACATTACCAGCTTCACATACATGTCCTACAAAATCAACCGCAGTTCCGTTGTCATTCATTACCATGTCTTCGTCTACTGCACAAAATAAACCTGTTCTTCTTGCTTCCGCGTTAATAATTGATTCTATATAAAGATTTCTTCCTTCGATATTTTTAAATCCAGGTAAAATAGAACCAGTGTACTGTGCTATTAAACTAACTTGTCTTAGGTTTATAAACTCATTTAATTTAGTTTTGTCAATACCATCTACTGTAAAGTACTTTGAATATATTGGATCATTTGACATCTTAACTGCATCGAATTCTCCTCTAAAAACAAAGACATCTACCATAAAATCGGATACTCTGTCAAAATCATTTAAATATTCAGGAACTAAACCTTCTCCATACCATTCTCTTGCTGTTAAATCAAACTCATTAACATTTGCTGCTTGTCTTACTATAATTGTAATTGAATCTTGTTTAATGTTAACAAAGTTTAAAATATGATTTTGATCATTTGAGATAGTCTTTAAAGTTTCAGTGTCAGATGGAACCATAAACTTATCATTATCAAAGAATTTAGTATAGTCATCACTACCTTCTACGTTTTCCATATCAGGTATTGATCCATTTGTTGATAAACTTTGAAAGTTAGTAATATCTTCTTCTGCTGTAAATTTACCTAGATTTAACGCTAAGATAGGACCTCTTGACAATGCATCAAGACATGATCTATGGAAAAACATTCCATTTTTTTCTAATGTTCTATCGATACCTCCAAACACGTTTTCCAATGTTTCTCTTGAATCAATTAAAACAGGAGTATTGTATGGTCCTTTTCTAGAGTGACCTACTACAAGTCTTAGAGTCTCTACGTTTATACTTGACGTTTGAGATTTATCAAACTCAAGTCTATAAACACCTGAGCTCTTAAAATTTAATAATTGTGGGCTAATTGCCATAATTTTAAGTGTTTTTTTTTCTTTTATTATATATCTATGTTTATTTTGAAATCTTGCTTTAAATGAATTTAAAGCAAATCATAAATGTCGAATTGAAGTGAAGAATCTCCACCTCCATTATCTTTATATAATACTTCTTCCATTAAGTCATGTATTTCAGGATCTATTACATCTAATAATTCCTCAACATAATCGGCATAATCAGTTGTTCCGAAAAATTCAGTTGCAGTAATACATGTCATTATAGTATCGTCCTTTCCCATTTGTGCCGCATAACTACCATTCTTTACCGTTCCAAATAAACTTGCCTCCTGTACTGTTGTTATTTCATTTATTTTAATTCTATTAATTTCTATAAGCTTTTTAAAATTTTGACAAAACACTGATTTATTATCTGATTTAAGCTTTAATCCGGCCTTCGGAACCTTTGAATCATGTCTATGTTTAAATCTAAGAACCATTTCATCTTCAAAATCATTCCTTCCAGGAAACACTGTCGATAAGTATTGTAGTAGTATACTTCCATATGTATTGTACTCTATAATCATCTTAACGTTCTCAGGATTAAACACATCAATTGCTAGTGTATATAAAATTTTCGCGAAATCTTCAATAGGATGTTCATTACTTCTAAAAACAGCAATTTGGTTTATCTTAAAAAAATCATACATTGCGCCTGGGCTTATATAGTTTTCAATATCTTTGTTTGACATCGGTTCAACTTCAAAAATATTAACAACAGAATAGTCTCCTCCGTTTCCTTCGGCAATATCTACTGAAAATAAATAATATCTATCTGATTCGGCGGCGGCCTCTATGTCAAATCTAGGATCAAATCCAAGAAAACCTTCAACATCTATATGTATGTTTTCAAAATCCTCTAAGTCATGATATACAAATTTCTTTGCATTTTTTCTAATACTTTTCATTGTACCAGGACTTAGTAATAAACTCGATGAACTTGTAAATTCGTTACCATACTGTCTATTAAACGCGTCCTCAGAACCTAGGTTTCCAAGTTCTCTCTTATACCATTCATCGTCCCGGTCAGGATGTTGCCACCAATCAATTCGAGTTGCTTTATATTCATTGTTACCCTGTTCGGCATCCGCAAATATCTCATAAAACTTATTAAATCCATTAGGTGTGGATGTTATATTAATTCTAGAAATTTTAGATGCAGAAAGAGTAGGATATACGTTTTCATAAAAGGCGTCAACAATAGTAGGATGGACGTGAGCAAACTCATCAAGATATAAATTATGTATAGTGAATCCAATACCTGATTTTGCAGTAGTTGATTGTCCTACGAGACGGCATCCATTATCCGCACGGACATTCATTACATCATACTTGATGATACCTGGCTTCATGTAGAATGGAAGATTTTCAAGAACAACCTTAGCCTTATCTATAATTTCCTTTGTTGATTCTGATTTGTTTGCAAGAAGTAATGTAGTTTTGTCATAATTAAAAACTAAGTACCATGCATTAAAAATCGAAGCTGTAACTGTATTATGTGAAAGGAATCCATTTGTATAATATCGATGGTCAATGTGATCTACTGTTGCATCATACATTTGAACCTTTGATTTAAATGTAGTAATTTCGGTTACCATTTCGGGCCCGCTTACTGTCATTAGTAGGTCTCCTATTTTTAAATCCTTAATAAAAACCTCATTTAGGTTTTCGTCAAATAGAATATGGGTATCCGCGCCTTGCATTTTTCGATCCGAATGTGTCTTAATTTCCCATATAGTATATGGTTTTGTAAGATGAATATTCGGCATTGGTTGATATCCAGAATCAGTTAGGACTTTATATCCTTTAAGGTTAATTGTTTCCTGTATCTTGTCGGTGAAATCATCTTCTGGCAGATATTCATTTTTCGTTTCAATTTTTTCTATAAATTGAATTGAACGTATTATTATTGATTTTAAGATTGATTTCATATTGTAATATTTATCTTAGAAATTCTAGACACAACTGAATTGTTCCATTTGGATCTTTATTATAATCAGACTCCCATATTGTTAAAACTTCATATCCATGGGATTCGGCTAACTTTCTTTTATTTGCGTCATATTCCCATAACACATGGGCTTTCATCTTTTTTGTTTTGTTAAACCAGTCCATTTCATATATAGCAGGATTGGCATGCCAATAATCTCCGTTAAACTCTATTATTTTTTTGTTAACAGTTAAATCATATGAATATGATTTAACGCTATTAATTTCTCTTATCCATTTTTCTTTATCGGGAATTACAATTCCATTATCTTTTAAAATGATTTTAATATTATTAACCCATTTACTCTGAGGAGATCTTCCATCTCCATATTTTTCAAAGTTGGCATATAGAGACTTCAACCATTTTTCTTGTCTATTGTTATACACTTCAGTTCCCTTTGATTTTCCATGTTTTAAAATACATTTATTCAAAGTAAATGTAGTTTGTCTTTCAACATAAAGTCGCTCCGCTTCTTCTATATTTCCATTGCATTTTTTTAGCCACCACTCAATATCTGAACTCTTTTTTATAGAACCATAGTCAATAGAGTCAATAAATTTCTTTCTATCTTCTTCTGATTTATAATTAACAAAATCTTTTGAAAATGGACTCTTTGACTTTCTTTGTTCAACTGTAGTTTTTGATGTATGATTTGGATTATTTGATCCTATCATTCTTTGTCGCTGTGCTTCTCTATGCTTCTCTTCTTTCATGAATTGACCATTCTTTGCACTTATCTTATCACATTGTAGTTTTGCATTTGGAAACTCAATTCTATATTCTTCGGTTGTTCTGTCTGGATGATGTTGTGTAAACCAATGGCCGTAAATTCTAGTAGTAGCATATCCATTCCATTGGTCTACTACATAATCATATCCTTCATTACCATTGAACATGGCAATTTGTTCTACTTTAAATTTAAACAAATCCCTACAATCAAATGAACAAAATTTAGAATTATTACTCATTGATTGATAAACATTATTACATTCCTTACATTCTTTATCTTTCATAACTATATCTATTTATATATTATATAATTATATATCTAAATGTTTCTTGTAAGTTGACAGATATCGTAAAGAATGAATATTAGTCAATCCATGTATATAAAGTCCACAGCTTCCACTTAATCCATTCAGTTACCTTTAAGGGCCTTTGTTTTTGAAGTATAGTATAAAACAGTTCTCCTATAGTTATCGTCTTAGAAATACCATGAGGATCCTTAACATCGATTCTGGTGCTATGTACAAGACACTTTCCCATTTGACGTGCGGCTAACACGATATTAAATCTATTATGCTGAAAATCTCTTAGTAATTCTTTTTGATATTTTCTAAGTGTAACCTGTTGAATTCCATTGTCGGTCATAACAACCGCATACCTCTCTGCAAAATAGACAATATCTTTTGCACATTTTGCAAGTTCTTCTATTTCTTCATCTGTGTATTCAAATACTATGTTTCCTTTTCTTAAAAATTGTTTTCCTTCGTAAAATGGCATACTGACTTGAGGTCGATATCCCTTGTCAAGTGCAACTAATAGATCATTAATTATTTTAGTTGACCAAACTAATTTTTGAGCATCTTTTTCTGATTCTGCATTAGGAATCCATTTATTATCATAACTTGTATCTTCAATTGCCATAATTAATCCTTTATTATTCCAAATACAGTTCCGCCTTGTTGCGTAAAACTAATTGATTTTCCTTGCCTTTTCATTGATTTCTCAATGAAAATTCGATATAATCGGTCTCTTCCTAACCCTTCATCATTTGCCTTTCCTTTAGGTTCATATCTGAATCCTCGTATAATTCCAGTATTTTCACCTAATATGCGTTCTATTACATCCACTATGGTTGCCATTATACTAAACATTTCACCTCGATTAGTTTCATTATATTCTCCATCTGCTGTAAAATCAATGTCTAAGAATGAATTAATATTAATTACAGTCAATGTGTATTCTAGTTTTGATTCTGTTTTAAACTTAACATAAACCCTTTTGTCAAATTCTGACATTTCACTAAACTTACCATTGATCTTATACTTGTATTTCTTAGAAGAGGAATCTCCTATTTCAAAAATAAATTCTTCATATACTTTAAAATGCTTCATAATACTAGTCTTCTGTTATTTCGACGTCTTCGATATTTGCAGAATCAATTCCATCCCTAATTAATCGCATTATATCTTTAGTTCCTCGTTGGGTATTTCCTAATGTAGTATCTCCGCCTGAAGATTCTATTTCTCGAATATCATCTCTTTTTCTATAGATTTCAATGTCTCTTGCAATCCTCTTAGCACTCTCTTCAGTTGCCATTAAATACATTGTTTGTGATTTAATAATGTCTAGCATTGATTTCTGTAATGTGGCAAGTACTTCGAACATTCGAGGAGTAACTTCACCATCTTCAATCGATTCTAATAGGATAGTTAACGCTCTTTCACCTGCTTGTAATTGATAGACTAATGAACTCATTGTCATCTCATCCATCTTCTTTTTAGCTTGAATATACTCGTCCTTTTCTATTATGTCCTCATCTAAATAAAATTTCATTAGGGCTGAAATTGTCTTCTTTGCCTTTTTAGTAGAGTTTTCTTTAAGTTCAGTATATGTTTTTTTAGGAGGAGGTCTGCGAGCCGGTAATTGTGGGTCTCTTTCTATTACATCCTCGATGTTCATGTTACTAGCACCTATTAATTCATTAAGGTCTTTTCTGATATCTTCGGCTTGGTCTTTTATACTTCTGTTTTCTGACATATTTACTATATTATTAGATATTATATTTATCTTAATTTATTAGTTAACGTGCATTAGCGAATTTTTGAAAACCAAGAGATGGAATTGCGTTATCTATTACGATCGCATATTGGTTATCTCTTACTAAATATTGATTTAAGACGTTAGAATGCTCTTCTTCCTCTATTGGAGTATTAAAAACTCTAATATTTGTCATAAACATTTCATTTGATCTAAGAGAAAATGATGTTACTGAATTCCATAATATACGATTACTTAATAATCTGTTCTCGTTGAATTCAAGTACTAAATTATTAGATCTAGATGCTGGCATAATTCGCTCTCCTCCTATATTAGATATAACATTACTATCTGGATTTAAACTATAGAAAGAAACTCCTAGTTGTAAAAAACTGTTGTTAACATTTATTACATATGTATACCAGTTGTTTTTATTAAATGATATTCCATGTGTAAATGATTCAGTTATACCGTTTACGCTTAGTTTAAATTCAGTGTTGCTTATGGTTAATCTAAGACCTTGGATTGCGTCATTATCACCAAATAAATAATAATCAGTAGTCGATGCTGCCTTAAATTGTGGTGAAAACCAACCAGTAAAGGCCATATTTTCATTAAGATTTACAGTAGATGGCGCAGTATATACTATTGCAATTTCATCTAATCTCATTGCAGTAAAATCGTAATAGTTCTTACTAACAATAGTCCATCTATTCTTTAAATTATAGTCGACTATTCTTATTTTTTTATTAACAAACTCTCTAATACCGTCCTGATATGTTGTAGTTACTGTTTGAAATTGTTCTTTTTTAATATGTTTCACGTATTCTTCTTCTATTCTTTCCCCGAAGATTTCTTCGATTCCGGTTGTTAATATGTCAGTTGCTTCATTAAATTGACCTTTAATGACATCGGATCTGTCTTGATATTTTACTAACTTGACTCTCCAATATGAATTTGTTTTATTAAATTCATCGGCCAATGAAACCGAGCTTATTTCATACATCTTATTAATAATAGGAATAAACATATAATCCTTATTTCTTGGAGATTTTCCTGCACCAAATTTATTTTCAAATTCATCGGCTGTAATATGTACTTCGAAATCAGCTAGATCAATTCCAAATATATCATAAGAATTAGCCTCAGATGGAAACTCATTATCAGGGACTAATATTTTTAATGTCTTATTATCTACAACATTATGTAATGAATATTCCATTAATATAACATCAGTCGTTCTTAGGTTAGGTTCAATTCTAAAATAGTTAACGCTATGCCCAAATATGTCATTAACAATATTAGTAAGTTGTTTATATATTCCTACTGATTTAGTGAGTGCATATGGATTAAAAACAGATGTGGTACATGCTACTTCAATGTTCGCACATCCTGTCATTGAAAAGGGATCGGTACATTCTGTGCAAAAATTAGGACAAGATTCAATAGTACCATCTACTGTTTCAATAGTATATGTTATTGATAATAATGTTATTGTGTTTCCTGGTATAATTCCAGCTACCTCGTTTTTAACTTCAATCCACATTGGTTTAGATGTGTCAAATATTATATGGAAAAGATCTCCATATTGATTTCCGGAATTTAATGTTTGAAATTCAGAAAATAAATCATTAGTATGTGACCATCTGTATTCATATTCAAAAAAGTTATTGGCATCTGTTGATTTATAGTATAATGATCCAGTAGATGAGAGTTGAATAGGTTCGTTAACTGTCATTTCTATTGGTGAAACTATTGTATCTATTGTGTATGTAATATTTCCTATGATAATGACATCACCGGGTTGAAATGAATTCATAAATTGAGTACCATTACCTACTATATCAAATTGACCTGATACTAAAGTAACGCTCCCTGTCATATATCGAGTTCTTATACCTGCTAATATATCCCAATCTATAATCCTAAGTGTGTTATTATATGGTGTTTGTAGTGAAGCAATTATAGTATCTCCATACTCATTTGCAATAAATCCCTTTACCATCTTACTCTTTTATATTTTTATTTACATTATCCTGTGGAGTATAAACTTCTCCAGCAATCCATGATGCAACAAACCCAGTAAGAGAAACAAAATAAAGAGAAAGCTCACTAATATCAGCTGAGAACCATATAGCACCACTACCTGCAATTGCCCATAAGAATACAACAACATAAATCATTAATTCTCTTCTAGAACCGGGTCCTTTTGCAAAAATTGTGGTTTTTTCACTTGGTCTTTTGGCTTCAGCCCATATATATGTTGCAGCATATGCTGTTAAAGATCCAAAATATACTGCAAGATCGGCAAAGCTTGCATTTTTATAAGCACCTAATAGTCCCATAATTATCCATAAAGAAACTATGATATACACAAGTGCTTCTCTTTTTCCAAAATTGCTAAAAAATTTCATTAATACTAGTATTTTTTTCTTATACTATATATTCTAAAAAATTTGTTAGTAGTCTGTAATTAATAATATTAGTGCATCTTCTCTCTCTATCTTAGGTTCTAAAATATCTAAAATATCTAAAAGTATACCTGATTCAATATCTTCTTCATCATCTTCGCCTAAATACTCGTCGATTTTATCAGATAGTTCTTTAGCATTAATTCTAGCATAAGGCTTGCCTTTTGTAAAGATTCCAATTTCAAAAAGAATTTTGTTTACATCATTAAGCTCCTTTGTATTATATAATTCAAATAATTTAAGAGTAGCTGTAAGAATTTTAAAACTAAATTGTAAAACTTTACTGCCTTCAACATCAATTATTCTGTTATAACTCTTGTCATTATTTAAATTAAATTTAATGTATTGCAGATTTTTCATTTCTGTGGTAATTTGATGCAAAAAATAGACAGAGTTAACTTCTTTATGAAAAACGTCAGAACCTACTGTTTTAATCTTATTAAGTAATTCAGTATAGTGTTTGTTTAATATAAATTTAAGTTGATTTACTGTAATTATTACAGAATTTTCAATAGGAGAAAAAACGTAATCAGTTTCATTTTGAATATGTGTCCAGATTCTGTTATCGATGTAGTTATATTTATATAGAGTAACATCGATTGCTGTTGGTAATTTACTTACGTCGAATAATTCCATTTATAGTGTTTAATTAGTAAACCTGCATTGAATCTTCTATTCTTTTTAAGTTAGAATATAGTTCTTCTTTTGCAAAGGTTTCAAGTTCTTTAAATTCTCTTTTTCCAATTTCATTTCTTTGCATAAAGAAGGTAATTGAAGCATCAGAAGGTATATATTTGCTTTTTGTCACAGATACTTTTTCTACCTTTTTTGTCTTTGTATAAATCCAACCAGGAACATTCTTAAATCTCGCTGCAACTAAAGCCCAACTATCTAATACTGCAAGTGGGTTAATTCCATTTTTATTAAACATTTGAGCGTTTGCTGGATATTGAATTGAAAAGAATCTGTTTATCATGAAGTGATGTCTCTTCTTATTATGATTACTTATCTTTTTATATTCATTTGGTTTTGTGAACATGATTTTTATAAAATCAAATAACTTTGTTTCGTCTAACATTTCTTACTGCTTTTTCAAATATTTCAAGTCTGCTACTATTTATATCATCAATCATTAGTTTGTTTACTTCTAAGATAACTTCTTTAAATATGAATTCTGCATGAACCTCATGTAATAATTCATCTAAAATTTCCTCATTTGACATATTAGAATAGAGTGTTGATTTTGTTATTTTGTTCAGATTTATTAATATTTTCTTGTATGTTTAATTTTGCAAAAGGATCGAATGATTTTGGAGCTCCATTTCCTACAGATTTCTTAGAGTTCCATGTTGTTCCATCTAATATTTTTTCCATTTGAGTTAATTCAAGCATCTGTGTTTCAACATTAAAATCTTTATCAATTTCAATATACATTGCCTTTTGTATTCCCATAGGGATTGTATTGTAATGCAGTAACATTAAATCTAAATTTTGATTAAAATTAACTTTGATTTCATTGATATTTGATCTTTCTACTACCTCTAATATTAGATTAATCATGACATTTACTTGATTTGCTGAAAAGAAATGATCTATTAAAAAATCACCTTCAACTTCTCTATACTTTGATAATATTTTTGTTGCATGCTTTTCAGTTATAGAGTAATTTCTAATAGAACCTTCCTTTGTTTGCTTAGTCCATGTGACTACTGACTTAATATTATCACTCTTATCTCCTTGTAATATTTTAGAGAAAATAAAGGCATCACAATTAATTTCTTGAATTTGTACTGTGTTTTTAACAATCCATTTTTGAAATTCTTCTTTAATACTATTATTCATTACAGCAGCAGAAGACATATTGAATAACATATCATCATTACTTAAATCAGTAGCGGCATTAGATTCTAATAAGCTTTCAAATCCTTCGAATGCTAATAACTTTCTTTGTGAATTATAATACCATAATGTATATGCATCTGTTGCTTTATTATAATTAACTAATTGAATTAGATCTCTATCACCTGTCCATACGATACAATTCTTACCTTCGTTATTTAATGCATTAGCCCATCCGAATAAAATATCATCTGCCTCTGCACCTGGAACCTTATGTACAATTACACCTTTAGTTGCAAGAATACCTTGCCATTGTTCATATACGTCAAATACATTACTCCAATTAACAGAATCATCAAGCACTCTTGTTCCTTTGTATGCCGCTGCTGGAAATAAATCCTTTCTCCATGATTTTGAATCTACTGCAACTACTACTTGATCTACAAATGGTGTCATCTTGCGGACCTCTGATGCAAGATCAATACATAATTTACGCATTAATTGTTCTTGACCTTCAATATCACCTAACAACTGCTTGCCTTTTACTCTTGGTAATACGAATAATCTACTATGTACAAAGTAATTACCGTCAATGATTAATGTATGTTTTCCTAATTTCATAATGTATCTTTTAATTTATATATAAATATAATCAATCTCGGTGATATAAAAAAATATTTATAGCTTTATTTTTAATTTATTCTCTAACTATTCCTTGTATAGTATAGATGCATGATAGTAAACTAATTACAGGATCTATTACTAAAGATCGTTGTGCCTGGTGATGAGCAACTGTAATTGCAATCTGAGGAATATGTTTAGCATTCTGTGGCCTTTCGGTTTGAATGTATTCTATAAACTCTTCGCCTAATGTTTGCAACACATCATCAACTCTGTTTGAATATTCTCCTACTATTTGTTTGTAATTTACAATAGGATTCATTTCATTAAAAATCAATACAAACACATCCTTATATACTGAATTAAATTTCTTTACATCTGCTGTTGTAATATTTGTTGTTCCTTGTGTTTTATAACCTTGTAATTTATTTAAAGTGCTTCTTAGATCTGGAAAGTTTCTTTTGACAAATTCCAATAATGCTGGTTTTTCAATAGTCATTTCTTCTTTTCCACAAATCTCGTATACTCTTTTAATATATTTCTTTGTTAGTTCGATTTCTTCTGATTTATCAAAATCAAAATTAACAACTTCAAATCTGCTTAGAATAGGGTCTGGTATTTTATTAACATAATTACATGTTGCGATAAACCGAGAGTTGCTTGCAAATGTTTCCATAGTTGCACGTAAAGCCTTAAAAAACTGATCTGAAACTCCATCTACCTCATCTAATATAACTACTTTGAATTTTCCTTGATCGTCAAGTACTGACATTGTTGAGCAAAAATCAGTAATTCTAGTTCTAATAACATCGACTGATGTATCTGTTGATGCATTAATGTATAAATATGGAAGATTGAATTGATTTACTATTGCCTTTGCTGTTGATGTCTTTCCTGTACCTGGACTTCCGGCTAAAAGCATGTTTTGTGATAATCCGTCTTTAATTTTAGACATTACTCTTTCTGGTAAAATTAAATCTTGTAGATTTTTAGGTCGATACTTTTCTGTGAATAGTGAGTGAATCATATGTGTTAGTGTACTTGGTTATGTGTATTATATGAATTTATAAGAATATGTTTCAGATAAATAATACATGGCATATAACAACAAATACCCTACAATTAAACGAACCGGCGGTCCGAACCCAAGAAACAGATATGGAGTATGTTATGTTGGTTTGTCTAGACAACAACGTAGATTACTTTTAGAAAATCCCTTAATGAAAGAAAGAGCTAAAGAAGATCAGTTCTTACATATTATATTTGAAGTATGTAAACATACAAATCAATCACATCGTGAAAAGTATTATTATGATTATTCTACTAGTGAGTTTATGAAATTAGAAGAATTAAACGAAAGCTATGATACCATAGATTGGACGTGTGCAATCTCTAATCAACCTATTAGATCTAATATAAATAACTTTGCGCAAGAGAACTTCGTACACCCTGATCATCATGATATACTCATGGAAGGTAATGTAGATGAACGAATAATCAAGTCATCGGTTGCCTTTCAACAACACGTAAAAAAACTCCTATTGAATCAACAACAGGAGTTTTTAATATTAGCTAAGAAGAATGCTAAATTATAATAAGTTAGCAAATCTATCCTTTAAACTGTAATTTAAATAGGATAATTTTTCTAATATAGTATCATTTTCTATTTTTCTTAATTCTGATTCAAACATTATTCCTAGATATGTACCATCAATTTGCCAAGATTCCTTTGCAGAAACTCTATCTATAAGACTTTGTACTTTTTTAATCTTTTCTTCGTTTCCAGAATCCTGTGCATTTTTAAGTTGTGATTGTAACTTAGATAACATTTCTTCCTTATTTCCTTTGATTTTATCCTTACCATCTACTGACTTATCGGCAGCTTTAGGTTCTGCATCTGCTTTAGGTTCTGCTTCTGCGTCTGCTTTAGGTTCTGCTTCTGCATCTGCTTTAGGTTCTGCTTCTGCATCTGCTTTAGGTTCTGCTTCGGCTTCTGCTTTAGGTTCTGCTTCTGCATCTGCGTTAGGTTCTGCTTCGGCTTCTGCATCTTTTTTATCCTTTTCGGCAGCAGCGGCTTCCGCATCATCTTTGGCCCTTTCAGCATCTGCTGCTTTTTCGGCGGCTTTAGCTTCCGCATCATCTTTTAATTTTTGCTTGTCTTCATCTGAAGGCGCAGCATCCGAAAGGGCTGCCTCTTCTTTTTTTAATCTAACTACTAATTTAGAAGCCTGTGACTTAAGGTCTCCTTTATCATTACTGCTATCCCCCATCGCAGTTTTTATAACAGCAAGTTTTCCTTTTATTTTTTCTGAGTTTAGTGCCTTTTGTACAATATCAGAATATGACTTAAATTTATCGGTAACTGCGGTTTGGACGTCGTCTGCCTGTGCTTTAAGTGTAGTAACTTTAGTTGCTATTTTTTTCTTCATTTCGGAATCGGTAGCAGCAGATGCTGCAGCATCTAAATTAGCAACCTTTAATAAAAGAGTATTAACTTTCTTTTGTGCTGCTCTGGCCTTAGGTGCCCTAAACACAAAATCTACAACACTATTAGTTTCTTCAAAAATAGAATTAAAATCAATTGACTCTATTTCTTCAGTTAATTCATTTGCTAGTGTCTCTAGTGAATTTATAATAGCGTCTACATCCATGGACATGTCTGTATCTATTTTTGTTGTTTGAGTTGGTTTTATTGGATTTTCAATTACAACCTCATTTTCATTAATTGTTTTGTTATACCAATTATCAAATGTTTGATGATTTTTCATAAAGTAGATATTTTTTATATAACATATATATCAACGAAAAAAGGAACTGATTTCTCAGTTCCTTTTAATATTAAAATGTTAATTTTAAGTATTATGAAAGTGTTAATAGGTTAGTGAATGAACCTTTAACGTTAAATTTAACATATTGTGTTTCTGGGTGAAAACCTGCATCAACTAGAGCGAATCTAGATTTGATAGCAACTTTAGGAGCCATAGTTCCTTCAGCTATAGTTTGCACTGATTCAGCCATTAAGTATGGCATAAAAACAATACCTGGTCCGTTACCATCACCTTTTCTACCAACTGCGATAGAATAATCTCCCCATTCCATAGTTGGGTCAGTATACACATTGATTCCAGCAACAGATCCTAAAGGGTAAATTGCTCCAGCAGCTTGTGCGAAAGTATTAGCCATAGGGTTTGCAACAAATCCAGAGATTGATTGTAAAACAGTTGCAGTTTGTGGTCCACATACTGCGAAGTTACCAGCACCTCTTCTACCTCTGTTAGCAATTAAGTTAGCAGCTGCAAGAATTTGTGATAAGATTCTTCTGTGGATTGATGGTAAAGTTTCACCACCACCACCTAAAGCACTAGCAGCAGGCAATGTTAAATCGAAACCATTTACTGTAAATGCAGCGGTTACGTTATCAGTACCTAATTTTCTAATTCTACCTAAGATGTATTGGTTAATACCTTGTGTTAATTCGTTAGTTAAAACAGCTTCTACTTGAGCAACGGCGTCAACTCCGAATTGCTTAAGATCTTGAACTTGCTCTCTTGTAACTGCAGCAGCAACTTGAAACGTTTCAGCTGAAACAGTCTTAGAGTGTAATGAAAGACCCATGATTTTGTCAGGAGTTTGTTCTCCAGCTTCTCTAGAGAAAGGATTTCCATTCTCATCAGCTGCAACGAATCCTTTAACGTGATCTTCTAAAGCCTTTACTAATTCAACAGTTACACCAGCACCTGTTGCATAGTCTTCTAAGTCACCTGCTATATTTGTGTTTGTTGCATCAATAGTTCCAACTTTAAAAATTGATTTACCATCAATTCTAGATGATCCGATAAATACATAATCACCGTTAGTTCCAGATACAGCATCAATATCGTCAGTACCTAAAAGTGCCTCAGAACCTTTAATGTAAGTTGGAGTAGTTGATCCTAGAACCTTACCACCTTCATATACGAAGTCTAAGTAAGATAGTAACCCCATTGGTCCAGCCATAGGAACTACAGGTACTAAATCAAGACCGATAGTTTGTGCAGCAACTTGCATTGCTAAAGGTAATAGGGAAGGAGACTTGTCTCCAGAACCGTTTACAGTAGAAACACCGTTAGTGATTCCAGAAGGTAAAACAGTTGCACCCATACCGAAGATATTTCCTGCTGTCCCTAAAGACATAGTAGAAGCATCCTCATATAATTTGTGATTATGACAGTACTCTGACATCCAAGCTAATTTGCTAGCGTCATTGATTCCTGTTGCTGATTCAATAATCGGAGACCATGTTGCTCTGATTTCTGATTCATTAATTAAATTTGCCATTTTTGTTTTAATTTATTTTTTAATGGTTTAAGTTTCGTGTTTACGAGTTTTCGATATAATTTCAGTTTTTTGCTTCTTAACTGTGCATCGAATATGTTTTGTTTTATTATATATCTTTAATTATTTGATAATATTGTGATATATTTTTATTTTTTGAATTTTTTTGCTATTTGAGCAGTAATATCTGACAAATCGTAACCTATTGTCTTTACTTCTTCGATCTTTGTAGATTCATTAATCATTGTTATTTTTTCCATGATTGGTGAAGTTTCTCTAAGATCTCTTGTTTGCCAGAAGTTTGCAACCTGATATGATGTTTCTAATTTAGCCATTCTTGATTGAGCCATGATTTGACTTTTCTTACTTTCAGATAATCTAGTCCATGTATCATGATATTCAGTTGGCATCATTGCAATTACATTTGGTGTATTTTCTGTAATTACAGCTCCCATTAATGAATTTGACCATAATGATAAAATTTGACCTTCTGTTAGATAACCCTTACCTTCAACTGCAGATGTAACTTTAGTTTTATCTTCATTTGATAAAGCATTAAATTCATTTATTTTTTCTTCATTAATAAATTTAAAGAAAGAAGGATTATCTGTTTTTTTAGCGTTAACCTTTTCAACTAAAGCTTCTAATTTAGAAGTAATTGAATTTTTGTAAGCTTCCATTGCGTCTACTGTTTTTCCGGAAGCGTCTCCAGTTCCTTTAAGATCTAAATCATCTTCAACATCTTCAACTGTACTGTCAATTACATTGCCATCAGCATCAACTGTTTTTACTGTTACATCTTTAGTTTCGTCCTTTAAGTCCTCTGCTGGTATTCCAGCTGCACCTTCTACTATTTCAATCCCGGCAGCGTCTCCAGTTCCTTTAAGATCTAAATCAGCTTCAACATCTTTAACTTTACTGTCAATTACATTGCCATCAGCATCAACTGTTTTTACAGTAACGTCTTTAGTTTCGTCTTTTAAGTCTTCTGCTGGAATTCCAGCTCCGTCTTCTAATAATAAGTTAGTGTTTACTGTTTCTGCAACATATTCAGCGTATTCTGTTACTTTTTCTAGATTTTCTCTTAAATACTCAGTATACTTAATTAAGTTATCATGTGAAGTAGTTCCTTCATTGTATGATTCTGCTAAATAATTAGTGTAATTTCTAATAGAATCAACACTTTCTGCAATATGTTCAGAATATTGAATACCCTTATCTAGTTTTTCTGCAAGATGCTCAGTATATTGAATACTTTCATCTGTTTTTTTAGCCGAATACTCAGAGTATGCTATTGAATTCTCTAGTTTTTCAGCTAAATAATTAGTATATTCTTTAATCTTTTCTAATTGAGAAGTGTTTTCATCAGTTGATGTTAATAAATTCATACTTTCTTTGATAGTTTTCATTTCATCAGAAAGATATTTAGAGTAGTTGTTGAAATCCTCAACCGTAATAAATTTAGACTCTGCCATTTTTGTTTCGTTTATGTTTTCGATTGTTTGTTTGTTATTATCTTTATTATTTATCTCGTAAATAAATAGGTCGTTTCCTTCATTAACAAATCCATAAGATTCATTAACTCTTTTTAGTTCAGCGTTTTCAAATCCTGGATCAGCTACTAAATCGTATGTAAATAATTGTTTGATTTTTACTTGTCCATTTGATTCAACAGCTCCGGCAGCTCTGCTTGATATTTGTAGAGGTACTCCAGCATCCACTAATGCCTTTGCTTGTCGACCTGCGTCGGTATCTAATAATCTGATTCTACCCTTGACTTGTTTTGTAGTTGAATCATATATTAATTCTTCAATAATATGTGATACATTCTTTAAAGATACGTCAAATGTCTGAGGGTGATCTAATTCACCTAGTAGTTTAGATGATTTAATTTTATCTTGTAATGCCTGAATTTGTGGTAAATATTCAGATTCAGTATAAATTCGGTTATTACGATTTTTCTTATCGATTTCTCCAAAGATACCTTCTAGAACGTAGGTTCCACCTTCCTGTTTAAACGCTAATTCTGTAGATGATCTTTCTAGGATCAGTAAGTTGTTAGTCATAATTTTATTATTTTATTATATTTCTATTATATATCATACTAATTTTTATAATATTTAAAAAAAATTAAAATTAGATGCCTGCTAGTGGGTCTTCAGTGCCACCTTCCTCTTCTTCTTTCTTCTTTTCTTCAGCGTCAGTTTCTGCTTGATTAACTTCAGCTGTATAATCGTTATAAAATTTAACTAAAGCAAAAATATCTTCTTCAGTAAATGCAGTGTTACCATACTCCTTATAAAAGTATTCCTTAAATTCTTTTTCTGTTTTAGATGAAAGAATTACACCTAGAATTTCAGTGGATTTAATTTCTTCACCTGAATCTAAAGAAACATCGTCTACTACAACACGTGAATCACCACCGGCATCAATAGCTGCCTCGTCTATTTTAATATAAGATGAATTTATAAATTGTTCAAATGTCTTAATTGTTTTCATTGTTTTTTTTGTCTTTTTAAATTGCTAAAGGATCTTCTTCTGCAGGTTCAGCTGCTTCCCTTGCCTTGGCTCTTGACTTGTAGGCTTCGTTTGCTGCTTTATCATCAGGCGAAAGTTTCATATATCTATCAACTAAGAAGTCCATGTCAAAATATGGAGTTTCTTCCATTGTTAATGGATCTATTTTAACTAATGAATCTTTCATAGTACCTATGAAATCAAGTCTTTTTACCATTATTTCCATTTGCTTTAATTCAGCAAACATATTTTCTTCATTAAATTGAAGAGCGATTTGAGTTCTAAATCCAGCATCTTCTTTGAATTCAGGATATTTAAGACACATTTGAAGCCAAAGAGGTTTAACTAATATTTCTTGAAAAGAACTTCTAAGTCTAGTTATAAATTTAGCAAATTTAATTTCATCTCTAATCATTCCATCAGCTTCCATTGCAAAATCTCCACCACCATCTTCATACATAAATCTAGAGTATGGAATTTTAGAAACTGATTTTAATTTATCTGAGAAGTATTTTAGAGATTCAGTATCGGATAACTCAGGGCCTTCGCCTCCTAAAGTTTCAATTTCAGGTTGCTCACCGTCCTTACTAGGCAACCAATATTCTTTATTGAATTGTAACATTGGTTTACCGTTTGTTGTCAGAGATGCACTGTCCCAATCAAAATCTACAACTTCTTTATAGTTACCCATTAATTGAGAAAGAGATTGTTTTGCTCTAGTCTTTGATTTACCTCCAACTGGAATAATAAACTTCATTCGGTATGATGAGTTTGTAACAGCCCAAATAACTCTAGTATGTTCCATTATTCTCATTAAGTTAAATGACCTTACTAATCTTTCAACGTAAGAAACTCTAGATGCTGTTGTAATAGAAGAATATGATATGTATACAATTTGAGAATCATATAACTTTCTTTCTTTAATTGGATCGTCTTTAAATTGAATCCATATTTTTTTACCATCCTCGTGGTTATATCCGGGAACTAATGTTATTGGATCAATTTCCTTAAATCCAATAATTTGTGTCATTTCTGGATTATAAATAATTTCAAAAGAAAGATATCCATCAATTAACCATTTTCTGTAAAAGAACCACGCGGATTGGTCCATGTTAAACCCAAAATACTGATAAATGTCACGGTATGATTTATTTAAATATTTCTGAACTTCTTCAGAAACTTCCATACCTATAATCTCAGGGTTAGCCATGAAATTTTTATTGTCATATACTATTGATTCATCACATAAGATATCTAAGATGTCTTCTATTTCATCATGCTGTGCAAATTTTCTAAGTTCTTCTCGTTTACCACGATATTGTTGATCAAAAAACGGAACGTTTTTTCGCATGGTAGTGTCTGCCATTGAAAGTGCAGCAAAAGCGCCGTACATATCATCACTATCCATACCTAATGGATTCATTGCTCCATATCCATATGCATCTTCAAGTGGGCCAATTGCCTGTGATTGTCTAAGTACTAAGTCGTCATAATACATACCAAAAGAAGATAATTTCTTTAGCGTATCACTTAATACAAAGGGTCTTTTTCCTGTGCTTAGTGGTCCATTTCTTTCGACGAATCCTGCCATATTGTTTAATATTAGTTTTATTTATATATTCCTTTTTAAATAGTCTTTAAATTGTATTTTTATTGCCATCAATGTTGTACCGTTTAGTTCTATAAAATTACATAGAGCAATTTCAGGCCATCTTGAATAACTGACAACTGCCTGTTTTTTTTTCCTTGATGGTATATATTGTCTTAATGCAAAATCACATCCATATTTTTCTAAATATGATTTCATACCATCATATGTTATTCTTAATGGTTTTTCATTTATTGGATTTTTTTTTTCGGAAATAGTGCTATTAATAAATGCATTCATTTTTGAATATAAATCATCAAGTAGCTTTTCTTTGACAGGAGTTGGTAGTAGATTTAAATTAACCCCGCAATCATTGTTGCCGTTTCCTTCAATAGCGAGGACTATTGGATTTTCGTCAAACCATGGCAATTCATCTTTATATTTTGGAGAATATTGAAAAACATAGATCTGCCCTGGTTTAAATCTATTTCTAGTATATTGAGCTTCTGTTAAGCTTCTGGACGTAAGACTATCATTAAACCATGATTCTGAGAATCTAACTGCTCTAGTCTTACTTCCATGTTCTCTTGATAATTCACTTATTCTTTTTTTAACATAGCCCATTTTTTATAGTGGTTTTTCATATTGTAATATATATTTCTATTTTAACGTAGCCCGTTTTTTATAGTATCTTCAGTCAAAACTATGAATTTCCAACTTCTATTAATCGCATACTCTTTTGCAGCATTATACTTGTCCATGTTCTTGACATATTGCTCTGCAAGGAATTTATAGGATTCCAACGCCTTCTTAGACATTTTAGTTGGAATTTTTGGTTTTTGAATTTGTGACTTAGGTTTAATTTCTGCTAAAAATTCATCACTAGTTCCATCTGGTTTTAATATTTTAAAGTAAAAATCAGGATAGTATTTTCTTTCCTTGTTTCCCTGTCTAGACCAATATTTGATTTCAACAGGTTCACTAGACCACATTAATACCTTATCATTAATATCACACCATATCATAAACTTATATTCCCATGAACTCCTATATATTATAGGAAGAGGCCCTATTACCTTTTCAGGATTAGTTGGATTATAATAACCTTGATGAAATGCTGAATTCTTTGTGGGTTTAAGATTTTTTATTGACATTAAAATGAATACATTCCTCCGGTTTCATCATTGCCAGAAGCCTTATCCATAGATAATGTTCCTTTGTATTTTTTTGGATGGATTACATTCCATCCTTTAGCATAACCTCTCTTTGATATTTCTGTAAAATATGCGAAAGCATTAGGATATTCAGGATTGAAATTTTTCCAATATTTTAAAAGATCTAATAGTGCAGCCTGCAAACAATCATTTCTGTCATCATCACTAACATATGACATTGTTCTCTGTGCTCTTTCTGCTAGCAAAATTAACATTTTTTCTGAAGTTGGTGTTAATTTTCCAAGCAATTTAGACTCGCTCATTGCAGCATGTAAGTCTTTATTATTTAAGTAATTTTTACTTTTAGCCATTTTTATTATTTTAAATTAAGTTATATTTATTGTATGGGTTTTTATTATTTTGTTTCACATACTATTTAAACAAAAAAAGCCTCTATTGCTAGAGGCTTTACTATGGTAATAGAATACTATAGGTTGCGTTACATGTATAATGCTGTAATCTTATCTTCGAATGTTTTTATTTCTTTATTAAGTAAAGCATCCGCTTCTCTTATATTTTCGTCGTTTCTGTCTGCAGTCGCAAGTAATCCCTTTTGATCCTTTAAAAAAGATATCATAGACTCATTTAATATGACTTGTTCTGCTATTTCCTTTAGCCTATCCGATTGACCTTCGGCCATTTCCTTTAAAAAGAAAAGTGCTGATTCTCCTGTCTCATTAGTAACATAATCAACGGCTTCCATTGCATTGTTTGCTTTAAAGAATTTTGCAATTCTGTTTGATTTATTAAAACGAGCAACATATACATCTTCATTTAATTTAAATAAATTTACAATATTATTGTTTCCCTCAAATGTAGCTGCAAAATCAAGAGTTACGTAATTTTGTAAAAGAACTGGTAGAGATTCAAATAACTCGGCTGTTGCCTTTTCATTATATCTAACCATACCTGCCGAAAGGACATGTATAGAAAATGTATTTCCTTCAATTAATGAAGTATTATGTTGAAATTTACCTTCAGTTAAATCATATACGAATTTACTTGGTCCATGAAACCATTTTACTGAATCATTTGAAAATTCGAATGATTCAAACGCCATAATTGCGTTTCTTAAAGTTAAATTGTTAGTTCCTTCAAGTTCCTTAATCTCAATGTCATTCATTTCAAAGAGTCTTCCATTTACGTAAAAATGAAAAGATTCATCTACTTTAATATATGGTGCTAGAATATTAGTTGTCATATTATTTTAATTTATTTATTTATATATATATCTTTTTAATTTAGATTGTTTAATCTATAATTGAAGTGTCTGATGTGCCACCTGTTATAATATTAGATTCAATATTATACATTCGATTACTAATATGTCTTTCAGTACTATCTGATCCTTGTTCATTGCCCCAACTAAATGAAGGAATGAATGAATTAATTTCAATAGCAAATGTAACCTTATACATCTCCTTATCTTCGAATGTAAAATTAAGTGGTCTTTCTTGCGTGTAATCATCTGGAAATGCATAGTATGATGAAATTCTATATGTGCCTTCATCTAGGTGTCCTACCTCTACATCATAATAATTTGATTTGTATAGTTTTTTAATAATAGATTCAGTTATTTTTAATGAATCGATCGAAGAAGAAACTAATATTTCAACATCAAACCCTAATGTTATTGGAATCATATCAAATTCAGCAGTATAACCTTCCATAGCACCTTCACTGTTTAATTTAGTGTAACTACCTACTGTTCTTTTGTTAACTAATTTAGATGCATCTATATTAACAGAAGTTAAATTAGCTACGCCCCTTGGAACGATATCATAGTTGGCATCGGCATACTCCTTGTCTGGTGTGCAATATGGTCCGGAAGCTGTTGAAAATAAAAATTGATCTCTTAGGAATTGATCATCACCTGATATAGAATAATAAAAAGGAACATCAATTATAACTCTTTCCTTTGCTGAAATCTGTCTATGAAAATATACCTTGTTATTTAAATCTGCAAGAAATCCGATAATAAGATGTCTTACAATACTATCATCGGAATTATATTTTTGATTATATACTGACATTTAAATCTCTATTTTTAGTTATATATCTCTTTAATCAATTTTAATAACATCAAACTTTGAAAAACCATTTTCTCTGTAAATTTGAACCTCTGCATCAAAAATTTCTCTAGGCAATGGGGTGTGATTAATTACAAATGTATTTATTTTACTTTCTTTAATTACTTGACTTAAGATCTTTAATATGTTATGTATTCCATCTGCATCTACTGAACTCAATAATTCATCTAAGAATAGTAAATTTAATTGTGGAAATCTTAATTTTAAAATCTTAATAATTGCTATAATTATGATAAAATCTGCCTTTTTACGTTCACCAGTTGATAATGTTAATGGATTAATTTCTTCTCCTAAATGGTTGATTATACAATTAAACTTTTCATCAAATCTTATGTGAAAATGTAAGTGCATAATTTGCACCATCGATGATATGTTTGCATTTAATCCCGGTAAAATAGTTTTAATTGCTAGATTTTTAACTCCATCTTCACCTAATACATCTTCTATCAGTTCTAAGAATCCAAAGTCAATTGATTTAATATCTCTAAATGAACCTTTTTCTAATTCTTGTTTTTCAAAGTCGCTTATAATCTGTTCTAAATGTGAAAAGTCGGCTGTTCCTTTAATTGAATCTCTTATTTTAATAAGTTCATTTTTAAACATTCGAATATTAGTATTTAAAGTAGAAACCTTGTCCTGTACTGCTCTATCCTTTTGTCTTAGTTCATTAATATCACGTGATACATTACATACCAAAGCAGTAGCATCTGTTAATTTGCTTGGAATTAATTCTAATTCATTAATAAGTTCTTTTTTTCTGTCAATATGGAATTCATTACTTAATGCACTTGCACATGTTGGACATGTATTATTTTCATATAATACAAGCTTTTTCTTAATTTCGGCAAGCTTGTATTTAAAATCAGATTCATCTGATTGTTTAACCCTTAGATCCATTGACAACGTTCCTATGCTTTCAGATATTTTTAATTGTGCATCTTCTAGTTTATTTTTATTATCATTGTATTTTACTAAAGTATCTTTAAGTTCTTGTATTTTTTGTTTGTCTTTTGCTTGACTTTCTACCATTAAAATTTCAAGCTTTTCCTTTACCGAAAGTATGTTATTACTTATTTGAATTAATTCCCTACTAAATGAATCTATATCGCCTTTGAGTAATTTTCTTTCTTCTCTAATTGCATTTTGCATTTCATTAAGAATAGAAAAACCAAACATCTTGTCAATGATCTGTCTTTTATCATTATTATTCATTGTTAAAAATGATTTAAAATCATTAACTGAAAGAATAATGATGTTTTTAAATACATGATATGGAATCCCAAATATTTCTTCTTCAAGATAATCTTGAACTGATTTTTTACCTGCCTTATCGAATTCAATTCCATTTAATTCAACTTTAAAAATACCAGGTGCTAGTCCTCTTTCAATTACAACGTTAGTTGATTTACATTGAAGTTTAATTCTTACCCATAACTCCTTATTAATTCGGTTTGGAAGATCAGATAATTTTACTCCTTCTACTTTACCATATAAAGCAAAAACTATTGCATTAGCAATAGTACTATTATGAGATACAAATCCATTAGCATAAAACTCTTTGATTTCTGCAACTTCAATATCTAGTAAATCATCAGTGTCTTCTAATATAATGTTGTGCTTAACATATTCAATACCGTCTATTGTTTCAATGGAATCTCCTACCTTAAATAAAGAAGCCTTTTTCCATCCATTGCTGAAAAATAAATGATCGGGTGATGATATGACAGACCTGTTATTTGTAATGATATGGTGCTGTATGCTGTCAGTTGCTGTAATCGCAATTGCATTTATTTGTTTTAATCCACATCTAGTTTTTACCTTAAAATTACCTGAATTTACTACTCCATTTATTTTATTAAATTCGTATAAATCCTCTAATGTACATTTAATCATATTTAATTTATTAAAAATTCAAGAATCCGTTGTATTACGTCGTTAGGATCTTTATTATATTGAGACTCCCATACTGTTAAAACTTTATATCCGTGTAATTCTGCTAACTTTATTTTGTCTACATCATATTGCCATATTTCAGATGCTGTCATTTTTTTAGTTTTATTAATCCAATCTTCGCCATATATTAAAGGATTTGCATGCCAATAATCGCCATTAAACTCAATGATTTTTTTATTAACGGTTAAATCATATGAGTACCCTTTACCATTAGTTTCCTTTTCTCTTATCCATTTTTCTTTGTCGGGAATTAAAATTCCACTATTAGTTAGGATAATTTTAATATCATTAACCCATTTACTTTGAGGAGATCTTCCATCTCCATATTTTTCAAAGTTAGCATACAGAGACTTTAACCATTTCCTTTGCCTGTCATTAAAAACGATAGTACCTTTTGTGATACCATGTTTTAAAATGCATTTATCTAAAGTAAATGTAGTTTGTCTTTCCTTAACTATGGCAAAAGATTCTTCTATTGAATATCCACGTTTTTTCCAATATTCAGTTTGTGTAGTTAATATTCCATCATAGTTCATTGGAGATTCTAATCTCTTAGTTGATAATTTAGCTGACATTTCCTTCTGAAATAGAGAAACTTTAGCGTCAGCCTCCGATATTGAATATCCTTTTTTAATCCAGTAATTATGATTATTCGGCCTACACTCCTTTATTTTATCAATAGATTCTTCTTCTGAAAATCCCTTTTTAATCCAAAAATCCACAGTATACGGACTTAATATTTTTTTATAATTTTCGGGATTTTCTTTTCTTTTTCTTTGGATTTTAGCATTATTAGATTTTTGTATATTCGATATTGCAAGTTTAGCATCTATTTCAGTCCATCCTCTTACTAAATAATAATTTATCTGTAGTGGATTTTTATTACTAGTATTATATTGATGAGATTCACTTAAAAAATCAGAAACAATTTTTTTAATTTTACAATTAGGTAAATTTAATATATCGGAATCAATATATTGGTTAAACACTTCTAATATTACATGTTCCTTAAAATTATTAAGTTTAATTTTATTAGATTTTAATAGCAAGTATTCTAGTGTTAATTTATCCATTGTTACCTTTGTTTATTATATATATCTAGGTAACAATGGGTAAAATCACTTATTTTCTAGAAATTTTAAAAAATCTTTTCTAATATTTACATCTTCTATATGAATATCGATTAACGTCTTCTTTGAAAGACACTTACCTTCTCCATTTTTGCCTATAGTTAAGAACAATTGAGCATTGTCTTCATCAAATTCTATTCTTTGAATCTTATTTCCATATGATGCAAAGTTTTTTAGTTCAATGCTTTGTATTTTCATAATTTAATCTGTTTGATTATTATATGCATGAAAGTCATGAAGTTTCTTTAATCTATCCTTTATTTGTAATTTGACTGCATCATTATGTTGTAAATTATCAACATACATATTACATAAATGAAGAATATTATAATTTTTATAAAGATCTTCGATTTGCTCCATATCTAAAAGATCTTCATCAATAAAAGTATCTTGTTCATATATGTTTGGATCTATTTTTCTGCTAATTTTTTGTACTTTATTAATAAGTCTTGAAAGTGCAGATGTTGTTGCAACATTAGAAGGAACATATAGATCTACATAGTTGTTTCTGATGGCATCTTTAAAGGTTCCTAGAGGCATATTATACACTTGTGTTAAATAAAATTTAACAAACTTTGGTGATATAGTATTTTCAAAAAACGTTTCTTGCATGTCCTCTAAATTAACCAAATCAAAGCCTTTAGTATTATCCATATCCGATCTAGTTAGTTCGTATGGAGTGCCAACCATTCTAAGTTTGCCTCTTCTTTGTCTATAATGGATGTGTCCTGAAAAAACTGCAGTAAATCTATCATATGATTCAGAGTCAACTCCATGTTGATTATCTACCTTTCTGTTTAGTTTAATACCTCTAACCTCAGAATGACAAAATAGTATTTCAGCGGTTGGATATTCCTTAAGAGTTTCCACTTCATGTTGAGTGTCTCTTCTCCATGGCATTAAAAGAACTTCTCTACCACCCCAATTAAATGTTTTTGGTTCTTTATAAATAGAAACGTTAGGAATCCACTTTAAGATATCAATAGAACTTACTTCATTGCTTTTCTTTGCCCATATATCATGATTACCTGCAATAGCATATGTTGGCATTATTTTACCTAATCTTTCAAATAGGTCTATTACATAATGTAAAACTTTAATATTTACACTTTGTCTGTTGTCGAATATATCACCTACTTGAACTAGAATATCTCCATCTTTAAAATTTTCTAGAAGAGTAGGAATGAATTGATTATCATAAAAGTCCCTTTGCATTTCTAGCCATTCTAATGAGCTTGAACGAACACCTAAATGCATATCTCCTAAAATCCAAATTCTTTTTACAGGTTTGTCTAATATTGCTTGCTCTATCATTGTTTAGAATAATCTATTTATATTCTTTTTCTTTAGTACATTTGTTTTTCTATCTAGTACCTCTATTAATTCTTCTTTAAATTTATTGCCAAGTGACTGATAGAATTTTGTTGGATTTACATTAAAATAATCACATGTTTCTGAATATATTTCAATTATTGAATGATTAGGTCTAAGCTCATCTGAAATATACTCATAAATTTCATTTATTTCTATTTTTTTTAATTTAATCGTTTGATTAAATTCATTAATATTATTAAAATGCTTAAACCTAGAAGATTCTATTAGTTCGTGAATTTTAGCAATAATTATTTTATTTTCTATTTTGTCTTCCTCGTCTCGATTATCGGTATGACTAGGGGCTATATTAAATGAAAATGTAGGATCTATTTCAAAACTGCTTTCTTCAAATGTATTATCGAATATTTTATCTCTCTCTTTCATATTTATAAATTATGTATATTTGAATTTGTAACATCTTCGGTTTCAGTAAGACGCATATATTGATAGTTTATATTTAATCTACATTTTACTCCTTTACCTTCACCATCTCTAATCTTTAAAACCTTAAGCCAATATTCGCTACTTGCACGCATCATATCGTCTTGAATAATTCCAAGCATTAAATCTGCTGTATGAGAAAGTCCTGCGGATTCTGCAACATCACCCATTCCAATATCACTAGAATTATAATTGTTTCTGTTGATCTGGGTTGCAGTTACTATTAGCCAGCCGTTTCTAACTCCCATAGCTCTTAAATCTTCTGCAATTTGCTTAATTTTTAAGTACATATTTTCAGAATTTGGATTTCTATAATTCGCTAAAATATTAATATAGTCAATGACTACACAGCTTAATTTTATTTTTCTTTCTTCTTCAATTTGCTTTAAGTATGCTTCAATATCAGGTACAGTTGCTTGTGATGTTGGAAATTGTTTAACAAATAATTGACCTGGTGGTGTTAATCCATTTCCTACGTTTTCTAACTTTCTTTTGATTAAATCTTTATTTTGTGCTTTAATATCATATTCACTCATTGGAATGGTTAACAAGTTTGCTCCTATTCTTTTAAGAACCTTATGTGCTGCCATCTCTGCTGAAACAAATGCAGTGTTAACTCCCATTTTAACAAAGTTTGCAGCGTCATTTGCTAGATAAATCGATTTTCCAATATTTTGCTCACCGACATAAACTACTAAAGATCCATCTTTATCATATCCACCAGTAAGCAGTCTATCTAAGAAATTATATCCAGTTGAAACCTTTACTCTTCCTTCTTGATAGTGATCGTCAACATTAAAGAAATCTAATCCAATATCTGAATTAAATACAATAGAGTTCCTGTCATTAATTAAGCTTTTTACTTTAGATATAATTTGATCTGCATTTTCAGGAGTAACTTCAGTTGTCTTAATATATTCAATGGTATCGATTAAAGTTGTATCGAATGTTCTCCATTTAATCCATGCTTCAGCCGTTGATACTAACCACTCTTCATCATATTGAGTTAGATCTGTCTTATATACTAATTCAATTATTGATTCTTCTACCTTACCTTTGAATTTAGGACTTTGAACTAAAATTTTCATTTGTTCTGCCTTTGGTGATTCATGGAATTTTTCGTAGAATTTAGTTGCTAAAAAATGCATGGTGTCTATTTCATCTGATGTATAGAACCCTTTATGTATTTTTTCTAGGTATTTTGGTTTTGCTAAAGCTAACTGAAAGAATATTTTTTCAAAATCTTGTCCGAATTTCATTTGTTATTTGTTTTTAATTATAATGTATTATAGGACTAAGTTTCATTATATCTGAATGTTCATTATATTTGAATGTTCATTGTGGTTGAACAGATGTAAATGTTGAACAATGTATCTTATTGAAATGGATTTATTATTATTGTATACGATTCCTTTCCTTCTTCAAATTTAGTTTGCTCTATTAGTCCAAGAGATATTGCTTGAGTCAGTCCCTTTTCGACATTAAATATATTTCCTTTAGCATGATATTTAATCAATGATGGTTTTGTAAAATTATGCATCGGTCTACTTGGACGGTTTATTGTTTCAGATAAATAAATGTAAATTATATCAAAGGCATCAGGGAAGTTTTCAAGTTCCCCTTGTATGCCTAGTATATATTTTATAGGTAGTTTATCTTCATTATATGACATAAGACTAACTTCCATTTTATTCGTTTGTTAAATTTTCATCAAGTAAAGCTCCGATTTCGTTATCTATATTATCGCTTTCGGTATTATAGTTAAAAAGGGGCTTAATATGAATATTTATTTTTTCTAATATCTCCTTTGTAAATACCTTTTCACTAAAAAATTCAGAGTTTGTAACTACTTCATCTAGGTGCTGGCAGATCCATCCGCGTGCTGTTGCCTTTGGTGTTTTAACTCCTTTTTCTATAGAACCTCTTGTGATTCCACAGATATCCCATGTTGCGTATTGCTCTAGGCCAACATACGGATTCATACCTTTGGTAAAATCTAAATGAAACTTAATAGGATGTGGCTTAGCAAATCTATTTTTATCAGGTTTTGCCGTTACAATAATACCAACTTTTTCGGTACCATCCTTTAATTGTGCTTTAGTTAACATAAGAACAATAGAAGCAGCATACTCCGGACCTGTATTGTGATGTATTACTCCATTTTCAGTAATATAATGTTGAACATCTCTTACTGTTAAATCATGTACTTTAGTAGATTTTAACTCGGTTACACTCTTTATTTTTAATTTGTTTAATTGCATCTTTTATTAATTTTATTGTTTTTGTATTATTCTTGTATGAATTGTCACTTACTCTAATAATTCCAGTAATATCATTTCTAAATTCTAGACATATTCTGTCCTTTATTTCATCGTATATTTGATTGTGCCAATATAACCCATCATATTCTATAAGAATTAATGAATCCTCGTCTTTAAAATAGCCATCATATTTTATTATACCTTGATTCAACTCTTCAGATTTCTGTATGTTAACTATAAATTCAGTATGTTTTATATTATCAATAGATTTTACGATATTATTGAAAAATACAACTTCCTCCTTAGACACGCTTCCGAAAAAAGATGCAAATTTTTCTGGATTATTTTTTATAAAGTTACTTTGTTTTTTAGATATTATTGCTTTAATAGTATCGTATTCACTTTCACTAGACCAGAATTCTCTGCAACCATAATTCCTTTTATGTGCCTCGTATTTTGCTTCTTCTTCAGAAAAACCTATGTTTTTCCAATATTCGATAGACCATACTGACTGTCTACTAATTTCATGTTTATCATATTTAGTATATCGCAAGTTGGATCTTCTAGATTGTTCATTAGCTACCATTAAAGTTGCTTCAATCTGATTATACCCTTTATCTGTCCAATGTGAATTACATACATTACTGTTTTTTCTTTGTAATTCACTTATTTTTAAGGTAGCGTATTCATTATCATATCCCCTGGAATTCCAATATGATGTGCTTAATTTAGAAACTGCTTTACCATTCCTTTTCTGTTTAAAAAATTTTTGACATTCTAATTTAAATCCACATACTCCTTTTATTTCATTAGAATAAACGAAACTAAACATCTCTAAAAAATGTTCTTCGTTATTGATATTCATGTCATTATAATGAGTATTTAAAAGTTTCTTAAATTCATCATATGTTGGATTAATATATTTCTTAAGTACTGGCATTTTTAGTAGTTTCAATTTTTTGTTAGATAATAGGTGGCTGTTAACCACCGCCTGTTATATATATCTAGACACTTCATTGTTTTTTACTAAATCTCTTGCTAATATCCAATTATTGTCATCTAATGGATCGTCTTCAACATTACCTGTAAAAAATCTATGATCTTCAGAACATTCTATGATCGTATTATCTTCAAATTCTATTCGGTATGTTTTCTTTTCAAACGTCCATGTGTTTTCTATTTCCATACCTCCATTTAATGTAAGAACTGAATCACCTTCTACTATATCTTCTATGTTCTTTAGCGTGTTATCGAACATTCTCACTTTAGATCCTGGAACTAAACAACCTCCACCTGCAACTTGTCTTGAAATAAAGTCTTGTGTTTGATAAGTATGATTAGTAAACAAAAATGGAATTTTTAAATCAGCAAGCGGAGTCATTATGATTCTAAAAATAGATTTTAAAATCTTAGATCTAGTCATATCTGCCTTTTCACTTCCACTAGTTGCATCATCAATTTCCTTTGCAGTCGCAAGGTTACCTGCTGAATCAAGAATAATCATGATTTTTTGTACTTCTCCACCTTTTCTTTTTACCTCTTGCATTTTTTGAGTAATAGTAGTGATTGAAGTCCTAAACGCCTGTACAGTATTTACAGGCTGATAATTTACTTTACTAATATCAATACCAAACTTTTTCATTTGGTCTTTATCTACTGCAGCTTCTGAATCATAATAAATAACATAATATCCCATGTTAATTGCTTCTCGAACTGAATTTAATGTAAGAAAGGTTTTTCCAGTACCAGATGGTCCTGCTATTGAACAAGAACGGTTATTAGGCCATCCTCCCCATACCGAACCAGAAAGACATGCGTTTAAATGATAATTTCCAGTGTGAATCCATTCTGTTACTTCAGAAAAATTTGATTGGTCCATAACAGAACCTAAGGGGTTTAATCCTGCTAATTCTGCGTTTAAGTCATCGAATGTAAATTTATTTTTTGCCATATATTTTCTTTATTTTCTAATATTTTATTCTTAATTCTTCAAGCTCTGTCATGAGTGATTGTGCCTCATCTTGTATCGCCTGCATTTTAGTTTGAAGACTTTCAAGTTTTTTAGTAATACTTTGATATTTTTTTACTATCTCGTATTGTTCTTCTGTTAAATTTTTGCTGTCTATTTCCATGTTTAAAATAATGATGTTGAATAAATTAAATTTCTGTTTAGTGTATGTAATCCTACCGCTGAAAGAACTCTGTTTAATGGATCAATTACACTTTTTTCAAACTGTAGTTCATAATCCACTGGTGGTGCAATTTCATACGGATGTGCACTTGGTTGATATGCAAATATTTCACAAATAGAGTGTTTACAATGGTATAGTCTAAGCTTTTCTCCATTGCCAATCATCTTATATTTATTTTTATATTTTGGATTGTTATTCATTAGAAAATTATAAAAACCTGCCGCCTTGACATTAGATGGGCATTTTAAGCCATACTGGAATTCAGTCGTATCATCTAGAATATACTTATCGATGTTATTTGTTCTTTTGTTGAAGCAAATTTCATCTATATCTGCAAGCTGAAATTCTTTTTTACATTGTTTTAAATAATCTACTAATCTTTTTAGTAAAGATGCAGTTGGCTTTTCTGAAAGAATCAATTTAAGAGCTTCAGTTAAATGCTTCCTTGCAATTGCAGGTGTTGAACTTTGAATAGTATCGAATCCTATTGTTTTTATTTTTTTAAGTGAAGGATATCTATCATTAATGTCAAGCCTGTCTTCCCATGCTATATTTTGAAGATATTTTTTCTTAGCTAACCATATTCCTGAATATGCTATTGTTTCTAATTCAAATACAAGAAAATTTTCGGTATTTGTTGCTTCTGAATACTTTTCCATACACTTAAAAATGTAATCCTTAAGTCTAAAGTTATATAATTCCATAATAAACTTATCTATTGACATATAATCATCATTCCACTCAATAGATTCATACATTTCTTCGAATTGAACATAAGCCGAATCGGTGTCAATATAAACAACAGATGGTCTTACTAGTTTATTCTTAATAGAAATATTAAAATGAGAATGCACTTGCTTATCTTTAAGCCAAAATTCATGAAAATACTTATTAAGAATTTTTTCTGAGTATAAAATGGCGGATTGACCCTGTAGTGTAATAGATTCAGCAATGTCTATGTTAAAAAAGTGAAACCATTTATTTCCAAATGCACCATATATTGAGTTAAGCATTACCTTAACTGCCTGTTCGTATGCTGTATATTTAGCTGACATCATTGAATAATGTTCAACCAATATTTTGATCTCACTCTGTGTCAGATCTTCTTCCGGTTTTAGTATTAATTCATCTATTGTCATATCTATTCAGCTGTTTGGCAGGTTGCAATTGTTAAAAGAGTTTCTGAATCCTTTGATCTTAAAACAACGCGGTTTTCTAATACATTTGCAGTATAATCTTCTTTATCTAATAGATTTAAATATTTTTTAAATAGGGTAACATCCTTTTGTGGAGATCCTTTAAATTCCTCTGTTACTAAATAATTATAATTCTTACCTTTCATTCTAACACCTGCCTTACTTGTGGTAATTGTAAAGGTTTCTTCTTTGTCTAATCCAAACAGTGAACGAACCTTTGATGTTGCCGTGTAATCCATGTCGAATATATATTTAGCATCATCTACGTTAAAGATTGATGCAATCTGTGAATCAGTTAGATCTTTATATCCAAGGGATGGTTCTGAACATGATAATGTTATTTCTAATTCATTATTAAAAATACGAAATTCAGTTGCTACAAAATCTTCTTCATTTTCAACAAATTCTATTTCTGCCTGTATGTTGCCGAATTCAAATTGCTTAAATGCATCAGTTAATCTATTTGCATCAAAAAATGCAATTTTTAGTTCCTTATTATTGTTAACCTTGTCAATTGCATCTTCTTCTAATTGAAAGACTTGACCGATAGGTAACCTATGATGCTTTACCGCATCTCTTTGTGGTAAATAAGCCGAAGCCTGAATTACTCCGTCTTTAATTTTAAAATAAATAAAGGTATCAATAACCTTTAACCTATTAACAAAACCAATAAAATTGTTTTGATCTACTTTTTCAATGCTAATTTTCATGTTGTCTATTTATAAATAATATTATTTAAGTATTATAAACATAATTAGCGTTTTGTTTCACATAAAAAAACCTGCTATTTCTAGCAGGTTAAAACTCTTTCGAGTCGGTCCCTTGATACTATCACAGGGAAAGGAATTATTTTTAGTAAAATCTTTATCAACTAAATTAGTTTCACTATGATACTGAAATTATTTTAAATACTACTACAAAATTACTATCTTTAGGCCATGACCTGTAATCATCATATGAGTTTACAATTTCAATTTCAATATTTTTAGATCGCAGACTACTTTGTAATATTTTTGCGACAGATTCTGGCGAACTTCCATGTCGATAGAAATACCCTCGACGACCTTCGATTGTACCGTTCTTTTTAAATGTTAGTTTGTCGATTCCTGTTACAACTTCTTCAAAAGCAGACTTTAATGCTTTTTTTTCAGCCGGTGAAGTGATTTTATCCACAGAAACATCGCCAGCCTCATTTATTTTAGTAGTTGATGTGAATTGTTCAAATAATTTAATGTATTTCATAATTGTTTTCTGTTTTCTTTATATATCATATGTATATATGTAAAAAAGCAGGGAGTAGCGAATTCCCTGCTTTACTTTCCGTGAACTAACCCGGTCCTAAAATGCAACTATATTTCAAGCTGCCGTTTCTTTACGCTTCACAACTCGCACAGTCTAAAATATCTCTAGCAAATGATTGAGCTGAACCTTGACTAAATTGGTAGTAAAGTGTTTTGATTCCCTCTTCATGCGCATATAAATACAATTTATTAATGTCCTTTGCTGGAACGCTAGGATGAATCATTAAATTTAATGATTGTGACTGATCTATAAATTTTTGTCTCTGAGCTGCTTGTAAAACTATTTCCTTTGGTGTAATTTCAACAAAAGATTTAAAAACTTCTTTTGTTGGAAAATCTAAGTGCTGAACACTTCCATCTCTTTTGAGAATTCCTTCCCATACTTCAGGAGTATTTAAGTTATACTTAGTTAATTCATCAATAAGAAATGGATTTTTGTATATTGTTTTTGACTTTGCTAAATCTTTAATAAAATAATTAGATTTAATAGGTTCTATTCCCATTGAAACTTGACCTAAAATAAATGAACTACTCTTTGTTGGTGCAATCGCAACTAATGTTGTATTTGCATATCCATCTCTTAGTGATCGATAACCTTTTTCATCATGTAACCATCGGGATGCCGCATCACTTCTTTCCTTTAAAGTTGAAAATATATCATGGTTTAATGCCTTTGATTGTAAAGAGTCAAATGTTATTAATTTTGACTGGAATAGTGAATGATAGCCAAGAACCCCTAGACCTAATGCTCTATGTTGTTCGGCAAATCGATGTGCCCTTGACATACCTGGCATTTTAAATGACTTCTTAATAAATTCATCCATAACTGCATTTAAGAACAATACATATGTTTCGATAGCATCTGTTTTTTTAATATCATCCCAATGTAAAAGATTAATAGAACCTAAACAACATACAAACGAATTAAAAGAATCAGTTGGAAGCTGAATTTCACTGCAATTGTGGACTAATATATCGTCCCCGTAGAAGTTGTGGTTATCTTCTACTGTAATATCGAAGACTGGTATTTCTTCTTCTAAATATTGTATTTTTAACATATTGTTATATTTTTGTTTTTAATTTCTTTTCTTATTTTTGGACTATTATTGTAATATACATTAAGAACTAATCCTGTTTTTTCAGATGCTAATCTATGTAATTCTTTACTACCTAATCCATTAAATCTAAACGAGCTAAATGATTTTGGTAATTTTTCATACTTTTTAATTTTTCTATAGTAAGTCGACACCATTCTATATGGTAATAAAAATCCTAAGTTCATTTCAACTGAAAATTCAGATACAATATTAACAAGCTCTTCGTCAGTAAATCCACTAAATCTTGAATTCTTTTCACCTTTAGCGTCGCCGATGTTTGCATGATATTCGTCATAATTATCCCTATATTCATTCACTGTTATGTATTTCTTAACACCTGATGTTTTACATATTACTGATATCTTACCAGTTGAATGGTGTCTCCATTTTCCAGATAAAACATTTGGATGATTTACATCAACAGAACCTATCATTTTAAGCGTTTCAGAATCTACAACAGGCATTGTACCCTTTCTTGCTTCTGATATGTTGTTTACACCTTTAATACTATGCCATGTATTTTGCTTTCTAAACATTGATATATTCTGTTTGAATGATGCAACCAACTTATTCTTTAATTTGGAACTTAATGCACTAGATACTTTTTTCTTATAAACATATCCGTTAACCATGAATCTAATTGCTAGAAAATCTTTTCTATTATTATAAGCTTTAAATCTTAATAAATGTGCCATATAGTGTTCTTCAGGTAACATAACAACTAGATTAGATTCTAAGTCATCACCTCCAATATGCTTAGGTACTATATGATGTTTTTCAGTATAAATATAGTCTGCACTAAGCCTTTCATCATTGGCATTCCTATTACTTAATCGATCTTTAACATCAGTTGTTTTACATAATTCACATAAGTTATTGTATATTCGTTCATAGTTCATAAGATAAAGTTACTTTTATTTTAATATATATTTAAATAATTTTGCAACTTTATCTCAGAACATAAAACTTTAAGAATTAATAACTAATACGTCATCTTCTCTTAGATTTTTTGCCATAATATATCCTCTATTCGAAGTATATACTTTATGATCCAGTGTACATGTTATTGATTTTCCAGTAGCTTCATCTGTTATTTTCATAACTTTTGCTTTTTTAGAAGTCATTGCACTATCTATCACTTTTTTATATTCAATCTCAGAAGTTTCTATGTTAAATGATTTAACTTCTAGTGTTGTATATAGATTATATTGAAATAAACAATCTAACATTATAATTGGCATCGTTTTTTCAACGCCATTTACTTTTACACTAACTTCAGTCCAAGGTGCTACGCATAAGTTTGAGGCAGTAATGTCAAGGCCTAATTCCTTATAAGGGGAATTGTTATTACTATTATCCTTAAACATAATGTAAGGAAAACCAAACTCATTACGTCGTTGAATAATCTTTGCCCATATTTTACGTTTTTGAGTATCTCCTTCTTTCATTTCTGATATCCAATTATCAGTTACAGTGACTCCGTATTGTAAATTTTGAATAGGATTTCCATCAGTTCCAATGTCTAAAAATTCTAAGATATCTTTATGTTCTACTGGCAACCATACTGCACACGCACCTCTTCTTGCCTCTGATTGTTTACATACATCAACAGTTGTATCATACATTCTGGCATAATGAACAGGTCCGTCTGCTGTTCCTCCTGTGGAAATAGTAGCTCCTCTTTCTCTGATGTTTCCTAAAAAAGCTGAAGTTCCTCCTCCGTATTTTGACATCATTCCTATTTCTCTACTTGCATTTAATATACTATCTAAGTTATCATCTACATTACTTCCATAGCAGCTAACAGGAAGACCTTTGTCTTTTCCGAAATTAATCCAAACAGGTGTTGATAAACTATAAAAACCTAAGTTCATATACTCCTCAAACTTCTTTGCAAATCCATCAATTTTTAGTATCTTTTCTGCATTGTTAGATATATCCTTAATTCGTTGCTCAGGTGTTTCCTTAATATAGCCGCGAGAGAGGAATGTTCTACTGTCATTATTAAGCCAGTAATTTTTCTCGTAATTCATGTTGTTTTGTTTTTTTCTAGAATTTTATGTGATTTGTGTTCTTTTTGTATTTTACCAGTAGTTGGACATGGTAATTTAAAATAATTAAATGTCCAACCATTCCATTTACCTGCATTTTTTTTTGGTTTTGTGTAACATACTTCTTTATTTCTATTTCTAACTAAAAACGATTGAGATATATTTAACTCCTCTATAATAGACTCTTGACTTTCATATTTTGTAATATTTCCATCTGGACTAATTACTTCATAAAATCCTTTAATCCATCCATAATTCCCATTGTTCTCTCCTGCATTATTATATTTTAACGCGAATTCAACATGAGTTAATGTTGCATTAATTTCCTTTATAGTTTTAGAACGTTTTGCTTGGATTCCTGGATCTTTTGCCATTTCCCGTAGATGATTAGTAACTCCATTTTTCCATTTTTCCATTGCTGCATCAGAAATTACATGGCCATTGTATTTTTCCTTTTTTGTTTTAATCATTTGTTTAACTTTCTCGGGGTTTTTCATTGGATTTTTATCACCGTCCCATAGTCTAAATCCTTTACCACCGTTTCGGTTAGCCTCGACTGCTAATTTAACTCTTAGTCTTTGGGCTTCTTCTGTTTGAAGATTTCTAAGAGAATACATTAATTTATCTCCTTCACATCCGTAAATTCTCCATAATAAATAATGGGCGAGTATGTGTTCCCTGAAGGTTAAAAGTACTAAATTATCTTCTAAATTATCACCACCCATGTGTTTTGGAATAATATGATGATTTTCATAGTATATTTCAGTACTTCTAATTCTATTTTCTAGTATTGCTTTATCTATTAAGTTCTTATAAATGACTTTCCAATTCATGTGATTGCTATATTTTTATAGTTTATATATCTCAATCACATGACTTTTTTTATCAAAAAAGAACATTAATTAGAACAAATCATCTTCAGTAATTGACTTTGATTTCTTAAAATAATCGATACTTTTTTTGTAAAAGAAGTCTCCCTCCTTTGTTGATAGAATTTCAATGTCAAACCATAATGTTTTTTCTATTTCATTAAAATCTACATCAAATACAGGCTTCATTCCGATTCTACCTAATGAATTGTTAAATCTGTTTTGAATAAATTGCTTAATTGTATCTTTAGATAAAAAATCTAATTCTCCTTTTTCAAAAATCCAATCAAGTATTTTAACCTCAGATGCATAAGCCTTTTTACATGCTGAATCTATTAGTTCTTCGAATTCTGCGTCAAACCATTCTGGATTTTCTTTTTTAATAATGTTAATTAGTTCTGAGCCGAAATTTCCATGAATTTCTTCTTCCTTACTTGTCGCTTCAACTACATTTGAAATACCTTTAAAAAGGTTTTTTTCTTTGTTAAACGACATCATGATTAAAAATTGACTAAATAAACTAACATGCTCAATGAATAGTGAAAATAAAAGTACAGATTTAGTATACATTTTATTATCTTTACTTCTGGTACCATCTAGGTATTTTGATAGATATGCGATTCTATCTTTAATTGCTGGAATTTCAACTACATTTTTAAATTCCTCTTCTAATCCTAAAATTCTAAGTAATTGTGCATATGCATCTTTATGCCTTACTTCTGATTCCGCAAACGTCATTCCTACATCTCCGATTTCGGTAATTGGCATTCTTTTGTAAAGGTCAGCCCAAAATGTTTTTACATTTACTTCAATTTGCGCTATTGCCAACATTGACCTTTTTATAACTTCTCTTTCCTCTTCTGTTATTTTACTCTTAAAATCATCAATGTCTGTTGTGAAATTAAATTCAGTGTGAATCCAGTATGAGTGTCTAATTGCATCTTTATATGCAAGTAACATTGGATATTCGTAAGGTAAAATATTTACTCTTTTTTCAAAGATATTATTGTTCATATTAATTTTTTATTTTGTTTAGTTTTTAATGTTTAGTTTTTAATGTTTAGTTTTTAATGTTTAGTTTTTAATGTTTAGTTATTTAAGTCTTTTCTTTAATTTATCTGCGAGTGTAAAATATGTATATGATGTTTTTTTGTAATCCTTGCGTTGATTATATAGATCACTTAATATTTTTCTAAGAATAGAGTCTTCTGTTTTATAAACAACTCCATTGTCGCATACAATAACACTTCTATCCTTTCTTCTTTCTTCTATTTCACTCTTGTAAATTTTTTCAATATACGCATCCGGTGAAATATTAAACTGACGCATTATTGAAGGATATAGCGAAGCAAAATCGAATGCACTTACTCCTTCATAATATCCTAGTGTAGGTTCCTTAACATAAGCTCCTGCATACTGAGTATCTTTACTGCTATCTGTTTTTTCTTCACTACCAATTCGCATTCCTTGTTCTGCTAGTTTTCTAGCCATAATTGCTTCAGTAACTGCCACTGGAGAACTTGCCTTATACAATGGCATATTTGTAATATTTGCAAGAGTTAAAAGAACTTCCATTGACTTTAGTTTTTGATCGATATAGTACACTAAAACTGAATCGACTACATTATAATATATGTATTTAACAAAGTTGTCACGGTACAGGTCTTGCAATGATCCTGTGAACTTGATTTTATTAACATTAAGGACTTGACTAGAAACATAATCAAGGGAGTTGGATTCCTTTACTTTTACACTTCTATCATACTTGTCATATAATTGCATATAATCTAAAATTCCAAGGTGTAAAGGTCTTGAATCTCTGTTATCTACTGATTTTGTCCTTCCAATATCTTTAATATCTATCTGTAATCTTTTACATCTGTTTGTAATATATTGCCAGTCATAATTAATAAAATTCCAACCCGTCATCATCGGAAATTTAGGTAAAAACTTAAACAGGAATGTATATACCATATCATATTCAGAATTAAACTTATGATATTTAAATTCCCAATCCATGTCAAAATCCTTAAAATACTCATTAGTATCATCTTGAATCTTTTGAATTTTATCAGATGCCATGTCTTCTAATCCAAGAACTATTGCCTTGCGGTCAGGTGTGATTATTGAAAATGATAATATTCTACTTTTAGCCTCTTCTGCCTTTGGAAAACCATCAACTATCTCAGTTTCAATATCTACAAAATATGTTTTTGGCATATTATATGCAGTAAGATCTGCCTTATCTTTTTCAGATAGACTATCTAGAAAATAAAGAATGGAAAACTTATTATATTGTCTTCCATTTCCAAGTTTAACAGATCTACCATCCCAATTTTTAAATTGAGTACTGGCTGCTTTATCTTTGTCCTCGCATACATACCAATTCTGAAAATTACTTACGGGATATTGTTTAAACGCTACTTCTCCTTCTGTATTATAATACGAAATAATAACGTCTTTATCCCTTTGCTCAATGTCAAGAATCATCTATTTAATTTTAGTAAGTTATTATTGTGGATTTTATATATCTATTTATTTAGACTATTTTGTTCTTTAATAGCCATCTTTTTGTCGTTGTACATTTTCTGCTGCTTTAGCAAAATAGTAGTTAAAAGTGGTCTTTGCATCTAATCCAATTGAGGACGCATAGTTAAACATAAAGTGAATTATATCTACAAATTCCATGTACAATTCCTTTTTATCTCCTTCAGATAAATCTGAAACTTTCATAGTTTCATACTTACCAAAATCTTTTTTCCAGTACTTCCATACTGCATTACCACTACCGTCTTTAATACCTCCGAGTGCATCTGTCATTTCATGAACTTCGTCAATAAGCGCATGTGTGTTAACGTGCCAAAAATCCATTACATCTCTAATAGACATGTCTTCAAAATTAAAACCATAAGTTTGCTCTTGCATTTTCTTTTGGTTTTCCATAATGTCAGCCAAGTGCGTTGTTGAATTTGAGTAGAAGTCATTTACTTCTAAATCTTTACATTCATTGTCAATATTTGCCATAATTAATTTTTTATATGTTTATAGTAGTTTTATTAAAATACGACTGTTTGTTTCACATAAAAAAACCCAGTATTACAGGGTTTTTAATTTAATTTAATTTTAAAATAAAAAGCTTTGCTTAAGAATAGGAGGAGCGTAATTTTGTTTATTTTGTGTTAGACAATTACTTCCAACTTCGCTTACAACCAAATGTATCCTATTGTCAAAGTCTTCTTTGCTCCACATGTATGATAATATAGTGCTTGACTGGGTTTGTGCATATTCTTCTAATTGAATATCACTCAACTCTTCTATGTTCTTCTGAGGTAATCCAAGTGCCTCTAAATCCTTCGGTGAGGACAGTAAGATTGATTGTTGAATTGCAGCATAAATCCATCTTATGCGAAACCATCCTGAACCTGCATGTGGATATTCAGGACAAAGAATTCCCCAATACTTTCCACAAGTTTCAAATACGTCAGTTTCAGTATCAAGTAAATGTGCTGTTTTAATACTCTTTGCTCCAAAATAATCTACTGGCCATTTTAATTTATTTCGGCGAACCCATGGACTATGATCGACAATAGAAGCTAACATATGCTTTCTTTCCTTTACTTGAAGAGGCGTGTTAATACTTATATTCCAATTATCAAGGACATATGGTGTTAAATCTAAGTTATAGATATTTTTTGCTTTAATAATATCTCTGATCTTTTCTTTATCACCCCAATCAAATGCTGGAATTAATGCATTTTCAAATTTACCATCAACAATATCTCTAATAACTTCAACTGCTTCGATTGGATTAAACAATGGATTATCTACTCCTCCATAAAAATATCTACCATCACTCCATTTCTTTGATATAGATTTATCAAAGACTGCTTGATCTAGCATTTTTTCCCAAGATTTCATAGTTCCGTCTATTTTCCAATCCTCATGAAATACTATGACATTTTTTACAGTCTTAAGGGCATACATCACGTTAAAGATTTCTCCTGAATAATTGTTTGAGCCAAATTGACCTATTCCAATAATAGCTAAGCCATATTCAGAAAGATCATCACCCCATTTCACCTTACGTCTATCTACTAAATATCCTTGTTTCCTTAGAGAGTTACATATAATAGAACTGTCATCAATTCTTTTTACCCTTGCTCTTTTCCATGCATTATCGTCGGTTTGCTTTGCAGTACATCCTGTGAATAGTATTTTCATATTAATCTTCTTTTTCATTAATATAATTATCTAATCCTTGAATGTATGCAACTGCATCTAATAAATTATCACGCTTGTGATTGTATGATTCTCTTGAAAATTTCAGAGCGACTAATGCCTTAAACATATGTTCACCTGTTACTTCAATACCTGTCATGCCTTGAAAAATCAAGGCAGCCCTATCCATTCCTTCTGAAAATGGACCGTAGTTTCTGTCTGCTTCTTCTGAGCGATTATTTACTATACCGCTTGCTTCATCTAATATATTCATAAAATTATTATGTTTAAATGTTATACTTTAATTTTGTTTTTTGTTTAATATTATATTCTATAAGTATTTAATGCCTTTTCTAAGTATGCATTTTTTAAATTATCGAAACAGCTGATTCCATTGGTGTATTGCCACCCTCCTACTTCATATTTATTCCAAATATATGTATTAAGCATATCGATTTGGCATTCACATTCTTCAACAAATATTTGATGTGCGATAGTACATGTTAACTTGTTTAACGCATTTAAAGTAATTTGAATTGCTGTTTCTCTATTCATAATATTTAAGTTTTGTATTAATTTCTATATGTAAATATAATCAAAAAAATAGACATAAAAAAACCCTGAATAAAAAGTTATTAACAGTTTTCAGGGTTTATTTTAATAGTACGGGATGGCTTTTCGTATTTTTTCTTCTTCGGCAAGAATATCCCTCTTTATAGTCTTCGTTAATCGAAATATAAGTCTACTAGATTCAACATATTTTCGAATACTTAATTAGAGAAGTATGACCTTGTACCATTTTTTATAGTGGTCGGCCTTTAAAGATTTCCACGTGTTAATTTTACATGTAAAATTAACTATCATATTTGTTGGTTTATTAGTTGCTGTAGCCATCCGCCAGATTCCTGTCCATTTGCTTAATAGTTTTGCTTTTTATTGTTTGCTGTATGGAATCTTATTTTTTTTTATTTATTTTATTTGTTTATATCTTTCTTTCATTATAGTTTTGTCCATTATTTGATACGGTGATTCAATTTTTCCGCCTAATATACTTGTCATTATAGCTGGAGAGAATCCAGATATAAGTGCAGTTCCATCTTCTTTAAATGAAACTGGAATTCCTCCATTCCTTGATTGAATATTCCAATATACTATTTGTGGCATATCATATCCAGCGTCATTATACGTCTTACTGATCAGTTCATTTACACTAGGATTCCATCCTTTTTCATTTTGCCTCCATGAATTTACAGCTTGATCAAATTCCATATCAGATAATATTAATATCTTAGATGGCATTTCTTCTTTTTCTAATTTATTTTCAACAGAATGTTTTAAAATCATCTTAAATGTCGCTTGAATATCAGTTGACATTCCCCACTTTGATGAATTCATTTGAGAATATCTATCATACAGTGATCCTTTTAGCACCTGAATCGTAGGGTTAGATGAAAATGTAATAAATGCATCCTTAAAGGAACCTTCATTTCTTTCTGAAATATAAAGTCCTAATGATATTGCAACATCCATACATGATACATTCTTGCTTCCTCCCGCAGGAACACTCATAGAACCTGATACGTCTACTATTGGTAGTATATTTTCAGTAGTACCTTCCATATAATTTGGTAACGCCTTCCATTGTTCATTAGCTACTATTGAATTACCATGTTGCAATGTCTTTGTTATGTCATAAGGGTATACTGCTCCCGCATTAATTTTAGATTCTCCTTTTGTTAAGGATTCAATATATGCTGAATAAGTTTCATATGCATTTTTTCCAAATGCCTTTTGATATCTTGCGCTTGCAACTGAAGGTAATTTGCCAAAACATATAGAATCCCAATCGTTAGCACACATTTGTGTTTCAACTACATTTGTTAAATTAACTAGTAGTTTTCGATATTGTCTTGGCGTTAAATTTAAAAATGACTTAATCCTAGCTGCATTGACTCCTTTCCTAGGCATCCATTTTGCACATAGTGAATTATTAGAATCAAGTGCATCTTTAATCAATAATAACGCATCTTTCTCTAAATAAGTTCCGAACAATGGTAATAAATCATCCCATCTACCGTACTCTGGAATAAATTTTAAGTTGGGTTTAAGCGAAAGATCATGATCAGCTGCGAGGTATACTAATATGTCCTTAAATATTTGACGTTCTCCTGCACCTCCTCTGATATCTCTTGCCCAAAATAATATTTTCATAGCTCGCATTGGATCCTCGATATATGCCTTTAAAAACAAAGAAATTAATCTGGATTTATCTTGACCTCGCATTGCACCTATATTAAAAAATAAGTCTACACACGCATTCAGTGATGTTGAATTAGTTGGCATCCCGTTTTCTGTAAAAGTATCTTTAGTTCTTAAAGCGTCTATGAAATTCATTTTGTTTACTTTTAAATTCTTATGTTATACTCTCTTTAGTTATTTTGTTTCAAAATAATTATTTTTTTTAAATTTATTTTAAACCAAAATAAAGAGGCAATAGATTCTAGATCATTGTCTTCTACATTATCCTCTAGGCTTGTTATTATAATAAAATAATCAATTAACGTCTTAGATTCATTCAGTTGTTCTAGGGTGGTGCAATTGTTAATACTGGATTCTATTTTCAATAGGTGTAATTTTGACCATTGTAAAAAATTATTACGGCGGAACGTATATTGCATACTTATACTTGTTAAATATTAAAGCTCTGTATATTATACAGAGCCTTTTTAAAAAGTTTCAATTCCTTTCTAGAGATTAAATTTACTTTTCTTTTTTCATCCAACCGTAACCATTGATAGAACCATCATTTCTAAGTTCTTGATAGCGAGTTCCTATGTCGAATAAGGTTCCAAAATGATGTCCTTTGTCATTAAAAAAATAAATATTGTCTCCATCTTCTTGGAAATCATATCGGTCTTTCATGTCTCTTAATAGATTTGTTTTTAATCCAACTAAGATTTTAGTTTTAGTATTTGAATAATTAATTATCTTCTAATTGCTTTCGTATAAATAGTTTGATTCTTTAGAACCAATTTCTACTTTTGTTTTATACCTTAACTTATTATATATGTTATTAGAAAGAACATAATTGTTCATGAATCTTTTTAAACTGTTAACACTATTAAAAAATACTCCACCGAACTCGATATCATACCCATTATAATACAAAGAATACTTCGCACCTTTAGGTGATTCTCTTTGTTTTTTAAAAATAATATTGTCGTTTCCTGTTAATTCATCTGGGAATTTTTCGGTGCTTTCATATACGAATTGTTCAAATGTTTTAAACTTCTTTAAAAACTCTTTACGTTTCTTTTTATTTTCTCCGTCAGCATCACCCTCTCCTGATAAAGTATCGCCAGATCCATTAGATGTTTCAGTAGGAAGTAGAAGAGGTCCCATACCTCCAATATTTGATAGTTCTATATTTTCATTTAATTTTTTCACTTTTATTCTAATCCAAGTTCTTGTTCAAGATCTTCCCAGTTAAATTCTG